CCGCCACTGCTGCGGCCGCTTCTTCCTCCGAACATGGATTCGAAGAAGTCGGAGAATCCGCTGCCGTCGTCGGATGCGCTCCAGTAAGATCCGCCGCCACCGCCAAAGCCGCCGTTCTGATACTGTCCGTATTGTTGTTGCTGCGCTTCGTATTGGTCGGCATGTTTCCAGTTTTCGCCATATTGATCGTATTTCTTCCGTTTTTCAGGATCGCTTAATACCTCATTGGCTTCGTTGATCTCCTGGAATTTCCGGTGAGCATCCGGATCGTTCGGATTCAGGTCAGGGTGATATTTACGGGCCAGCTTCTTGTACGCTTTTTTTATGTCGTCCTGCGAAGCCCCTTTATTCACTCCAAGAATGTTGTAATAGTCTATATAAGCCATATTATTTATATTGTTAAGTCTTTATGTCAGTAGATAACCATACATATACACTACAATAAACATACCATAGGGGAATTTGATCGTTTAATTTTGGCTAATAAACCTTAGAGAAGATGAAAAAAGAAAAGGCCTTCAGTAAAACTGAAAGCCTTTTAGCTGGTTGCGGAGGCAAGACTAACGTTCTGTCTTAATCTTCAATATGTTAAATATCTTTGTTACCTACATTTTACCTGCATTTAGATAATTGTCTTATCTGTAATACCGGCGATGAAGGTCCGAAGGTTTTCGATATCCCGATCAATATCGAATGAGGGTATCCAAAAATCATGAGCTTTGGCACTAACTTCTCCAATAGTTTCCGGATCTAGATTTTGAAAGTAGAAAACATCAAAACCTTGAAGATGCATATTCTTTTTTGATTTATACTTTGAGTTATAATGAGTAATAACTAAGAAGTCATTATCCTTAACTTGTTTGTAGTATAAAGGACAACCGTCCGTAGCCATTCCTATCTTATCAACGGTTTGGCTGAAAGAATTAGATTGTAACCAATCCAATGTTCGTTGAATTTTTGTTTCCATCTTATTTTTGTTTTTTTGTTTAAGTACAGGTTACAATAATCTCCGACTGTTACTTATTCCACTTCCCTCCTTTTATAACAGTCATTATGCACCCTCTGATTTTACCGATTTATTAAGCAAAAGGTCTACCTGACCTTGTAGATACCAAACCTGCTTTTTCAAATCTTCATTTTCTTTCTTAAGGGTTCGATTTTCTTCTTGAATTTTTAATAAATCGGGATTATCAATGCTTTTTTCTAACAACATATCACCATTTCCGGTAATCAGCCAGTTCACATTTAGATTAGGATGGAGTAGTAAAATATTACCAATTACATCTGATCCCATACTTTTGCCTATGGTTCTGACGTAACTATCTGATCTTCCGAGGGATTTGGAAAATTGACGAGGGTTTGAACCTATATGGTCAATGAATGTCAGTAGTCTGTCTTTTATGCTATCATCCATAAAAATGGTATTTAGGCGCAAAATATTACGCAAAATATTTTGATATGCGTAAAATATTACCAATCTTTGCACCTGTATTAAACAAATATCGTTCCAAAGGTAAACATTTCGTATTACTAAAACAATAGGGAAAAAACCCTACAAATTGAAGAATATGGCAGCAAAGAAATTAAATTATTCATTCCTGAAGGGTACTCAGAAGGTGGCAAAAGAAGACTATATGCCATTGCAAGAAGCTTTAATGAAGGCATTAGGATGTACAACTAAACAACATTATTATCAGAAAAGGAAATGCATTCCTAATATAGCAGCGCATATTAAAGATGATGTCGAGAAAGTTTTTGAACAGTATGGTATCACTGATCCCTGTGAGATTTGGGATATAGAAGAGAGTACTTTATGAAACGTGAGGTTGATTTGACTCTTCGAGAAACTCAGATAGCAGAACGGATAGCTTGGGGAGCTTCCGGGAAAGAGGTTGCATTTGATTTACATATTAGTCCTAAAACTGTGGATAATATATTGAGACGGATTTATTGCAAAATTGGATGCGGGAAAATTAATGAGCTTTCAGCGTGGTGGTTCTGCACCCATTTTAATATATCATTTGACCTTTCACCGATGGCTCGCAGTATAGTCGCATCCTTTCTCCTTTTGATATATATATCTGGAGAGGTATGTAGTATGGATGAATTTTGTCGATTTCGATCTAGGTGTAATCGTAGAGCAAGAATAGAGTATGTGAGAGGAAGATATAAGAACTAATACTATCGAGTTATGTATGCAGAAAAAGATAATACAGGAAAAACGATAATACAGGATTTAGACGATTTTGATGTTAAAGTATTGATTAGTAGTCTGTCTGATAGTTTGGCATGTAATATCGATATGAATCTTTATTCCATAGAACGAAAGAAGATTATTTTAAAAATATTGGAGGACGTAAGTAATGGCTAGAGAAATAATTAAATGCTCAGGAAGCAGCCTGGTTGGGTATAGTTCATTTATTGAAGATTTATTCACTGGATCTGGTATCCGGGTAGAAAGAATCAATAAAGATTTTATTGAAATACGGTTTAAGAGGTTCTTTCCGAGGAAGCTGATAAATGAGAAAATTCAAAAATTAGAAGCAAAACTTAAGGAAGATGGCCGGATATGAGCAATACAGAATGACGGATTGGGGATGGGTTGAAACCTATCAGCATAAAATGGGAACAGAACAGTTCCGGACCTATAGAGATGATGTGTATGCTCTTCTACTTCGAATGAAACCTGGGGAGTCTTTCGATATAGATGCAAAGGTGAAAGTAGAGAATATTGATCTGTTTATCAAAATAGTATGTTCTTTCATCACTGAAGATAATAACAACTACGATTTTACAAACGATTATAAAAAAGTAAGATGCCATGCCAAAGGAGACCTGGAGTCCTGCAGACATAAAATTTCTGAACGAAAAATGGGAGCTGCTAACTCCGAAGCAGATAGCGGATCACCTAGGGAAGACGGAGAATGCAGTGAATCTCTACATTCACCGGAAACGATTAACTCACCAAGATACAGCTAAAAAGAATCTTCTTAAAGAAATGTTAAGTATGCGTTTTATCAGACCAGAATTATTTCATCCGGATCGGCGTTTTCTAAACGATGTAGGTATGACGCAGGTACGTTTTTGGAGAGTTTATCGGGGAGAAACACCTTTATCGACAAAGGAGTACATAAAAATCGCAAGTGTATTGGAGATTTCATTGGAGAAGGCCTTTGAAGCTAGACAGTTGAAATTGTTTGATGATAACAAAGAAGAATGAGTACTGAAGTAAAGCAATCACCCATAATCGCGTATTATCAGCAGAGGCTGAAAGAGGTTGGTTTGACGGAAGAGAACAACCATCGAGAAGTCTTTAATGCTGATGGGCGGCCGCAAACAATACCTATATTCTGCTACAAAGAAGACAAGGATTGGCTGGAGATACCTTATGTTCGTCCTGATGGAACACAAGAATTCTATGCTGAAGGGAAAAAGGAGGATATCCCTTATACCCGGATCCGGTATAGGATACCGAGAGAATATAAAGATTCTGAGGGTAAAATAAAGAAACAAAGATACAATCAGCCGCCTAAGACCGGTGTACGTGCTTATTGTCCACCAGCAATAGTAGAGAAATATAGAAAAAAAGAGAATATCCAGACACTGATAATTGTAGAAGGAGAATTTAAATCAATCGCCGGATCTGTCAATGGAATGGATATCATCGGGATTGGTGGGATGCAGAACTACTGTAATAAGGAAACGAATGAACTGGAATCAAATATAAGCCAGGTAATCAGAACCTGTAACGTTCAGAATGTAATTCTTCTTCTTGATGCAGATTGTCTTAGAGTAGAATATAAAGATAAAAAAGATCTTGCTATACGTCTGCAGAATTTCCATAGTGCAGTTACTCGTTTTTCTGAGCTTGTTCGGCCTTTTGATGTTGATTTATACTTTGCTCATGTCCAGACAAAATATCTTGGAACAGCAAAAGGGCTTGATGATTTGCTCGCTTTACCGGGCGTGGATAAAGAGCGAGTCAACCGGGAGCTGGAGAAGTTGTCGACCGGAGAGAAGATATATTTCTCAATCCAGCGTATAACGGCCAGTAGCACATCCAAACTCATGAAGTATTTTCTTTTGGATAATGTGAGTGAGTTTTATGAGGCAAATAAAGAGGTAATCCAGGATAAACCGTTTATCTACAAAGGAAGTCGATATTACTGGGATGGAAGCAAGGTCGTTAATGCTTGGTACGATGATGCCCGGCAGTATTTACGGGTTGGCATTTCATTTTACAAAAAGGTATGGAAGATTAACCCTCATAAGGATCCGACTCACCAAAAGCCCCAGCTTGTATTGGAACCCTGGCAAGTCGGAGAAATAAACCGGGACTATTCGAACAGTAAAGTGTTCATTCAATATATACCGAAATACGATCAGTTTTGTAATCTTCCGGACAACACGAAGAATTATAAACGTATCGTAGAAATTGAGCATGAAGGTATTCTGACCCGGTGTTATAACATGTACACAGAGCTTAACCATGAAATGGAACCAGGAGAATGGCCTAATATTGATAAGTTCCTCCGTCATATCTTCCAGAGTAAGAATACTTCTGGAGAAACCATGTATGAATTTGGCCTTGACTATATACAGCTAACATATTTTAATCCGACACAAAGATTACCAATTCTTTGTCCGGTAAGCCGGGAGCGTAATACCGGTAAGTCTACGTTCCTTAATTTTCTTCAAATCATTTTCCAGGAGAACATGTCAATACTGGATAATGAGCGTTTTACCGGGAAATTCACAAGCCACTTCGTCCATAAGCTGGTAGTGGCTTTGGATGAAGGCTTCATCCCCATCGAACAGAAACTAATGAAGGAGCGTATTAAAAACTATTCAACCGGCCGGACGGTGTGGTTAGAAGGGAAGGGAAGTAACGCTTCTGAAATATATAATTTCATGCACCTTATAATGTGTTCTAATGACGAGACTAACTTTATGCAGATCGACGAAGGAGAGAACCGCTTCTGCGTATTGAAGGTTCCGACTCTATCATTTGATGATCCTGGTATTCTTCAGAAAATGGAACAGGAGATTCCTCATTTTCTCCATTTTCTGAAAAATAGAACTCTCCATTATCCTACCGGGCAAGGGCGTTTTAGTTTTAATCCGGTAGTGTATGAGACAGAAGCTTTAAGAGTCATTCAGGAGCGAACACAAAACTTCCTTCCAAAACAGGTCAAGGATTTCTTGAATGAAATGTTCCGGATGACAGGAGAGGCTTATTTGGAATACAGTCCTAAAGATATCGTTCGGGGTATATACGAGTTCAGTAATACGAAGATATCTAAGCCGGCAATAATGGACTACTTGAAGTTTGATTTGAACTTGCGTCCACAGCCTAAAGGCCGATATACTTTATATAAAGAGAGTCTGGATCCAGAGAATACGGCCGGTTACGAAACGGTAAGTATTACAGGATATCCATATCGATTCTTCTATAAAGATTTCCTTGATGCTGAAGAGCAGGAAGAACAAGAAGCTATGATGGAGAAAGCGGAGCAAGCTATACAGACAGTGAGTACACAGGAAACCCAATTACCATTTCCTCCAGCAGATCCTAATGAGGATAAACCATTTTAAAATATACACACTATGGCAAATGTAACTGAAGAACAGAAAAACTACATCATTCGTTTTTACGGAATGATGACGGCAGAGTTTATTGCTCGCCAACTGGGTATAACACGAGAGCTTGTTTACCAGGTGGCAGAGGAAAAATGTTTAAGAAAAAAGATTAAACCAGTTTCGACAAGTAAACCTAAGGCCGATTTGAGTATTAATCTGCTGGACTGCATTCCTCCGGATCCGAATAAGGATGGCGTACCACTCGTCATTGATCAGCGGACAACTATCATTATCCCCCGTGATGCGGATCCAGAGGAAAGACGTAAAATGTTTTTACGAAAAATCAAGCAAGCAACATCTGTAAATGATATATCAATAAACTACATTAAATAATAAAATCCAAGCTGACTGTATGATACAAGAAGAGAAATTAAAAAGGCTCAAAGAGCTGCATCAACATTTCCAAAATCGTGAAACTGAAATTAATAAAAAAAGGAAGAAAGCACGGTCTTGGGAAAAAAAAGAAGAATATGATGATTTGCAGAGAGTGTATTCTAGATTACAAGAGAGAACTATAGATTTATGCTTTATGATTAGGGCAAGATACGGCAATCAACGTATCAGATCAGAAGTAGACTCTCAGCAAATTCGGTCTGAATATCAATATCGCCTTCAGCGGAAAAAAAATCGGGCGGAGGAATTAAAAACTAAGCATAGATATTCTCCCTGGTTTTTACAAACTTCACTTGAAGCTGATTATGGAACGTTTGTTTGCGATAAATGTGGTCAGCAATTTTATCATTCACCATCAGGTATTAGCTTGAATGGGAAAAAAGTATATGATTGCTGCTGTGGATATTGCACAAATACAATCATAGGACGGGACTGGAATGAAACTCCATATTTTTAAATAGAATAGACATGAAGCATAGTTATCTTACAATAACAGATCAATTCTGTGGTGCAGGTGGATCATCACAAGGTGCAAGGAAGTTATCCCGAAAGATGGGAGGTGGTCTTGAAGTTGCCTTGGCAATGAATCATTGGCGGTTAGCAATTGAAACGCACAATACTAATTTCCCTCAGACGGATCATGATTGCGCTGATATTTCAGCATGCGATCCACGAAGATATCAGAGTACAGACATTCTTATAACTTCTCCGGAATGTACGAATCATTCATTGGCAAAGGGTGTAAAAAGAAAATATCAACAGACAAATAACTTATTTGGTAATTTGACTATTGATCCCGCAGCCGAAAGATCACGTGCCACCATGTGGGATGTTCCTCGATTTGCAGAAACACACAATTATAACCTGATAATTGTTGAAAATGTAGTTGAAGCTCGGCAATGGATAATGTGGGATGCGTGGTTACACGCAATGCATAATTTAGGATATAATCATAAATGTGTCTATCTTAATTCTATGCATGCATTGCCAACACCTCAAAGTAGAGATAGAATGTATGTTATGTTTTGGAAGAAAGGAAATAAAACACCTAATCTGGAATTATGTCCTAAGGCCTATTGTTTATGTTGTGGTAAGGAAGTAGAGGCCATTCAGAGTTGGAAGGATTCAAAAAAGAAATTTGGAAAATATCGGCAGCAATATATTTATCGCTGTCCTCGATGCATGAATGAAGTTGAACCATATTATTATTCTGCATTTAACGTGATCGATTGGTCTAAGCCGGGAGAAAGGATCGGAGATAGAAAGAAACCTTTAGCTGCAAATACCATGAAGCGTATAGAATGGGGGTTGAAAAGATGTTCTGATTCTAGTTTTGTGATTTATACTGATAACTCGAGTGTCCTTAATCGTGCATCAGGCATTTCCGATCCTATGTATACACAAACAACTCGGCAAGTAGCAGCGTTGGTTACGAAAGGTTCTTACGGAGGTAGTATTGAACCAATTTCTTCTCCAGAGTACACAATGACTACTCAACATAATTATGGTGTTGTTGGAGTACCTATGATGATTGATGAACATAATAAAAATGGTAAAAGTAGACCATTGTCAGAATATGTATCGACAGTGTTGTCTGGAGGTAATCATCATGGTTTTGTTGGAATTCCAATAATGATTAAAAATTATGGTGGCGGGTTTGATCCAAAGCATGCTCCCATACCTGTAGAGAAACCATTAGGGACACTAACTACAGTGGATTCTCATGGTTTATTAGGAGTTCCCTTTCTCGTTGAAAATAGAGGACAATCAAATGCGAGAACTATAGATCAGGCCATGAGTACACAGACGTCTATGATTACTCATGGAATAGCATCTACGGAAGCGGTTAATGCATTTTTATCTTATTACTATGGAAGTAATCAGGCATCGGGTATGTTTGATCCTATAGGTACTGTTCCAACAAAAGATCGGGTAGCTCTAGTTTTATCAGCTCCGAAGAATATAGACGTAAATGAATGCACATATAGGATGCTTTTCCCCCACGAAGTTCAAGCGGCGATGGCTTTTGAACCAGACTATATAGTATGTGGAACTGGAAAAGATAAAGTAAAACAGTTAGGAAATGCGGTTACTCCACCTGCAATGGAGTGGTTACTTGAAAGAGGATTAGAAACATTTAATTAAAATGTATGGAAACATTTGAAAAAGCAAAATTGGAGATATTAAATTATGTCATCACTTTTTGCACAAATACGATATACGATGGGGATAAGTATATGCCACCTTTTACACCCGGAAGTGGCTTTACTTCTGGAAGCGGCTTTACATCAAATCCTCCATTAGGAAGTCTCATTCGCCTTATGGCTGCTCCATTCACAAAATGGTATCTTTCCTGGCTTATTGAGATAGATAATAAACAGTCTGGGTATCCTAAATATCTATTAAAAAGCATAGAAGATGGAAGTTTGAGTTGGTGGGAAAATGTAGGCGTATATTATATGCCACTGGAGTTGTCTGATCAGTTTCCACAATGGAAATTTAACGACAAACAATACGTATTCTGGGGTAAATGGAAAAAGGCAGCAAAATGGGAGGACGTGTATGTTCTAATTCCTCTTCGCCCTGTATTCAATGAGCTAAATGTTACTCTTGAATTAAGAAAAAGACATAGCGATGATATTGTCGGATGTAAAACATTCCCCAATTGGGGGAAACTTACAATACGAGAAATGAGAGAGTTTATCAGGGAAACGGCTGATAAACTAAAGCAATAAAGTATTCAAATAAAAAAGGTATATCATGAAAAAGTTTAAATGTACAGTTACTCGTATCGATGAGTATGAAATAGAGATAGATGAAAATATCATCAATGAAGAATGGATGGAGCATTTCCGATCTTACATGTATGGCTTTGATGAACTGTCAGAGCATGCGGAACACCTTGCACAATTTCAAGCCAGGTTAGGTAGTGAACAAGATTTCATTGAAGGATATGGCTATGTCACACGAGATGGGGAGTTACCATATAGCCATGAAGATTTTGACAAAAATGGTAATTGGTTGCCCGAAGCAGAACGTAGACAACCTACTCCAGGTATAAATATCAAGATTATCAGCGAGGATAATGAATGTGATGTTGATGTAGAAGAAATAACTAGTAACTAAAAAATCATGAATATAGGATACATAAGACAAAAAGAAAAAGAGCATGCTATTGATTATTGGCTCATGCTTGCATATCGCACGTTGTTAGGACGCGCTAAGAGTAGTCGGAAGCGGAAAGAACTTGCCCGGAAAATAATCCGGATATGCAAAGGAAAGGACAAACGTATCATGGATATAGCCGATGATTATAGGTTTTGGACAGCAAAGGAAATGTATGATTGTGTAATCAAAGCAAAGAAAGCCGCATTGCTCATCATATCACTGTTTATATTTTGTAGTTGCAGAACTTACAACGTATATCTGATTGAAGCAAAGCCGGAGCCAGTTTATTCTGCCCCGGTAAAATCCTCTGCAAATAGATTTACTACATCTTTTCAAAAGGCCGACAGTCTTTTTGATAAAGCCTCTAAAGAGGCGGCTAAAGGCGCATACGAGAAAACAAAACATTTAATTCCAAATTAAAAAGGGCTGAGTATGGTAACATTCAATAAACAATTATCAAAAAACATTCTTCTTGTCTGCGGGGAACTTAACAATTGGGGATATAAAGAAATAGAGGATAGCGAAGAGTATGACAGCATTCCTTTCCCTAAATGCTTCGAGCTAACATTTAAGTTCTATGATTGTGAGTTCACTGCTTACTTCAGTCAAAAGAACATTGAAAAAGACAGCTTTGAACCGATATCTTTAGAAGGAGACGGAGATTTGTTCGACAGCTTTAATCAAAAGATGGAGGATGAAGAATTCAAGGACGATATAAAAGCGGCCTGTGAGAAAATTTGGAAAGAGAGTTTAGAATGGCTTTAATATTAATAAGAAATGAGTCAAAAGATTATACGCGTATTTCCCCGTCGAACTAATGCGACACCTGACGATCAAGATGTCAGGGTCGCTACTACTCCAATGTTGTGGGATGAAGCGGACGAAATACATATTTCCGTAGCTTTCAGCTGGGACATACCTTGGGCAGAGTGGGCGGCCATTCAATGGAAACATGTTGCTCCGGTTAAACTTGGCGGTCCAGCTTATAATGAACCAGGAGGCAATTTTGTTCCGGGATTGTATATGAAGCGTGGCTATGTTATTACCTCTCGCGGTTGCCCGAATCGTTGTTGGTTCTGCCAAGTACCCCGTCGTGAAGGTGGTTTGCTCCGGGAGCTGCCAGTTAAGGATGGTTGGATATTGACAGATGACAATTTGCTGGCGTGCTCCGATCGGCATATCGACGAAGTGTTTTCGATGTTGAATAGGCAGCTACATCGACCGCAGTTTACAGGCGGATTGGAAGCGAAATTGCTAACGCCCGACATGGCCGTTAGATTGAAATCTCTCCGTCCGGAAAGTATGTTCTTTGCCTATGATACCCCTGACGATTTGGAGCCATTACAACAGGCCGGACGATTTCTATTGAATGCCGGTTTCACCCGTGAAAGTCATGTACTACGCTGTTATGTCCTTATCGGATATAAAGGTGACACAATCGAAAAGGCAGAAGCCCGAATGAAACAAACCTATGAGGCTGGTTTTATGCCAATGGCTATGTTATTCCGTGATAAAAAGGGGGATTTTTCCCATGATTGGAAACAGTTTCAACGGCAATGGGCGAACCCGATCATCACGGCATGCAATTGTAAAAAGCTAATTCAACACTAAAAATAATTGAAGCATGGAAAAAGAAAGACTTAAAGAAGCTAATCGGCTAAACAAGTTGATTGAAGAGCACGAGAAGGCTTTGCTCTGTTTTGAGTATGATAAAAATGAGTATATAAACGATATACGTGAATCCAACGGAGAAGAGAAATTGCCTCCAGAGTATGAAAGTACAAACCCTAAGTTAATTATCGAATACGATGAATTTGATGAAGATAAGTATAGAAGACAACTTCCCATACCTATGGTTTTAAGTGAGTTTCTTGTAGACGCTATAAAAGTGGCAATAAAAGAAAATCTATGTAAGCTGAAGACAGAATTTGAAATGCTGTAATCCTCATAACATAAAAAAATATGAAACTGACAAAAGAAGAAGATCAAGTTGTTTGCAAGTTCTTAAAGAATATTGTAGATGAAGGAGGAGAGCAGCTATTAAAGCTAACTATGTTTATGTTACTTAGATGGTCAGAAGAAGCCATTCGAATAAATGCGGGCGAAATAGCATTGGCCCAGGTGATTGATCACGATGGAGAACGATATAATACTCGTATGGCTATTCAATATTCGAAGGTCGGAGAAAAATCACTTGAAGAGCGAGCTTACGAACTTGTGGATCGTATGCTTTCTGTCGGATCGGCGAACTGTGATATCCGAGAAGAATTAAAAAAGGCGGTATTAGCTGGATATAATTTGCATCATGGAGATTTTGATGGTGAATACTGAAGCACTTGCAAAGAGATTTAATTAAGAAAACAATAGAACCTTATGGTGTATAGGTAAACCGTAAATTACTATGGAAGGAAGAGGCTATATTGTAGCAGAAGAGTCTGATACGAAGACAGGAAAGCTCGAATTTGGTATCCCCGAAGCAAATGGAAAGTTTGATTTGTGGTGCTTGGTTGAATTATTTGGTCATTCACGGATCGTTGGGAAATGTACCGAACAGAATATCGCTGGAGCAAATATGTTGCGAGTTGACGTACCTGCAACGAAGGATTTACCTGGTTTCACTCGTTTTCTATCAGCTGGAGCCATATATGCGATCAATCCAATTTCGGAAGATGTAGCTAGAGAAATGGCTGATAATTTGCAGATTCAGCCAGTAAATGTGTGGGATATTAAACATTTGGTGGATCGACAATTAAAGGTACTCCAAACGCCGGAAGTTGATAATACTTTATATTAAATAGCTCTGTATGGATTTAATGGATATATTGAAAGATAAAGGTCAAGTTATTAAATATTTACTTAGATCAATAGCAAATGCAGATAACGTTTCTTCCGGATTAAGAGGTATGAAAGAGCGTGGTTTTACAGAACGAGGTATGGTTGACAAAGTTGTAGAAGTTTCCGCTCTTCAGGCGGAACAGATAAAGGCTATTTCAACGATTGTCCTGATCTATGTGGCAAATAATAACTTTGATGGTGACGTAGCTCATTTACTCAATAAATTTGGTCGTGGGGAAGAAGCTCTGCAGCAAATGTTCAAAAACAAATTTGGATAATAATAAAATAGTAGAAATGAAACATCTAATAGTATTCTCGACACTTATGATTTTATGTTCGTTGTTCATTGGACATATATCAATCAGCATTAAGCCGTTTAGTATATCACTACCCTATTGGCATCGCTCAATTGGTTTAGTTTTGATTGTGGTAGGATTTCTCTTCTTTAATGTTGGAGAATATACTAAAGGTTATGCTGATGGATTGAAAAAAGGTTGCGACATGACAACTAGTGCATTTAAGCAAATGCTAGATGATATAAAAAAACAAGAAAATTAGTCAGACATCTTATAAAAGAGGGCGGTGGATTCATATTTACCGCCTTTTTTGTATAAGCTTCAACAGGATCCGGAAAGGATCACAGTTCATTTTCTATATCTTTGAGAAAGTCCGAGAGTGTAATATTGAAATAACGGCAAATGGTTAAAAGTGTAGTTAGTTTTATATTTTCTTTTCCTTGCTCGATCCGGCCAATTGATACGTTTGTGTTGAAATAGAGTTCACGCTGACTCACATTGTTCTGATCGCGCAACTCTTTGATGCGTTGCACAATACGTCCGATTAATATTTTATCTTTTTCTGTCAGCATATTGTACAACAAATAACGCAACCTTATTTTATGTTAATGCTATCGTGTACGTTAGCAAAAAGAGAATATATGTTTATTTTTGCCAACCTAAACATTTACCTGATGGCATTGATAAACATTCCCGGAGAATTAATAAAGCTAATATTTGGATCGCTTTTGAAAGAGAATTGTGATCTGGATCAGATTTCTTGGTTTGATTGCTTTTTGGGCCTTCTAGTCATATTAGCAAGCCTTTATTTATTATTAATGCCTTTAGTGATTTTTTATTCCAGAAAAACATCGAATAAAAAAGATACCTTCCCTGAATAAGTGAGGTTTAGAAGTTCCTTTTGTTCCAATTGTTCCAAGATAAATGCCGGTGTTACTATACCGGCTTTTTTTGTATCATTTTGTCAGAGTCATTTTTCGTTCGTCGTTTTTGGAAAAATCGCATGTTGAATTTTTTCAAAAAAAAGTCACAAATGTCACAAATATGGCGATGTGTTTGATTTTTAGCCTGTTGTTTATGTGACATTCTTTTCAAAAAAGGAACAAAAAGAACAATTGTCACATATTTATTGTGTGACTTTTTTCTTTGTGACTTTTCCATTCAAGATTGTCACATCTCGAAACCCTGATAAATACATGTATTGTGATAAATGTTCCGTTTGTGATTTTTTTTTCTCAGTTCATCATAAAGCGTAAAATGAAGATATATGGTTTTTCAAAAAATAATATCATTTTGTTATTGATATGGCGTAAAATATGTATTTCTGTTCAATCAAGCTATCATTTTGCTTGTTCGTGTATGCTATATTTAGTATATTTGTCTGATAATCAAAAAAAGATATGGTAACAACAAGAATTGAAATTAAAGAGCATTTGGCCGAATATATTTACGGGAAATATAATGATTGTATGATTGGGCCAGTTTCATTCCCTTCTAAAGAAGATATTTATCATGTTATTTACGATTTGTTGGAAAGGCGCCCGGCTGTATGCCCTCCTGATAGTGGGAATGTTGAATTGGTGATCCCTGAAAGGAAGCTGGGAAAGACTCCTGAAACATATAATTATCTGGGTATTCGTTCCTGCCGTATTATTTCTCAAAAAATAGAGACATCGTTTTGGGCTGAACTGCATGATTTGTTGGATGAGAATAAACACCTATATGGAATACAATACATTGAGACTGTTGCTTATTTTATGCGTAAATATGGAATACAATCGATATCGGAAGATGCCCTATTAAAAAATTATTATCGTTGGCGGGATAAGGTCAGAAAGAAATCTAGACGAAGACAATACGCTAAACAGTGAAATGTTGTTAAATGTACATGTTTTTTTTACCGACGAAGTGTATTGATTTGTCCGATTTTTGCGGTGAAAACGTCTGAAAATGGCGAAGTGTTTGAATATTAAGTAAATACAATATGAGTATGAAAGAGTTTTGTAATACTATTCGGCTATTTCTTTTGCAGGATGTGCAATCATTCCGGGAAAATACTATGACTATGAAGCCTGGACGATCTTCTACTATTTTGCAGGTAGATGATTTTACGGTTACTCCAAAATCTGAAACATCGGAAGCAGGTCTGTTGTATAATATAGAAGAAGATATCACTATCGACAAAGTAGGTTCTTCCATAGCTTCTACATATAAAATACAGCGATCTTCTATTTTACAGTTGGAAACATATCCAGGACATGAACCTGTTTTTATAGGTTCTATGGAATGGCCGGCATTGGTTTCAATTACAACTCATTTGAATAAAGATACGCTTCATATTAAGAGTAAAATGATCCAAAGCCCTCTATAAAAGTCCTTTTCTACACCTGCTTATCTGTCTTACTTCGTGGGAAAATAAGCAGGTATGAACAAAAAAGCGTATGTAATCCAACTTCTAACTTCTCCACAAGCCCGCCTACTCATTACTCATGATGAGTATATAGCTGCTTTACTTGCCTATTTCCCTATCGGTAATCAGTCTGTTACAACTTCTTCAGATGAACTTAAGACATACAAGGAATGTGTTGCGAAAGAAATACAGCCAATCACTTCTAGTTCATCAATTCCTATTACTATCGATTTTACATCTAATGAAATCGAGCCCGGTACATTGGCCTATCATCGTATTAAAGGATTAATCACTGCAGATAGTTGGTGGTATTTTTCTAGCAAACAGCTTGAACAAGATTTGATCCTGGCTGAAGAAAATCCGAATATTACATGTCATTTTCTACATATAAGTTCTGGAGGGGGAGAAGCTTGGTATCTTGATCGCTTGTCGGAAACCATGCGTTCCCTCTCCAAACCCATCTACAGTTTTGTTGAGAAAGTTTGTGGATCCGCTGCCTATTATATTGGTTGTCATGGATCCGTAATGAAGACACTTACTCAAAATGATATTATTGGCTGTATAGGTTCTATGATTGGGTTCTGGGATATCGATCCTTATTTCGAAGCAATGGGATTCAGAAAGATCGAAGAGTATGCCCGTATTTCTGATCTGAAAAATAAAAAATATAACGATTTGAAAGGAGGCAAGCCACAACAATATATAGATGAAGAACTGGAACCTCTCGCGGAACAGTTCAGAGAAGAAGTTCGCATCTCCAGGCACCAACTTGCATCTCTTGATCTTGACCATCCAGCTTTACGTGGCGAAACCTTCGATGCAACACACGCTATCGAAGTAGGCCTTATTGATGGAATAGTCACATTTAATGAAGCTCTGGCAGAAGCTTACGAACTTGGAGAAAAATGGCATAAAGCCCGGAACCAACAACGAAATAGAGTTCTATCATTAATTTAATAATATATAAGTATGAATTTCAAAGAAATGTTTTTACCAATTCTCACAGCTCTAGGATTAGTTGATAAAGCTAAGTCCAATACGCTGACGAATGAGGAATGGAACTCGATCGAGGCATCTTTTAAGGAGAAGCATGGTATATCCATGTCTGAAGCTATGCAAGCTGCACAATCAGCCGAAGAACTTGCAGCCGAACGTGAAGCAGCTCTCAATATTATCAATACTGCAGACACTCAGCATTCTGATGCTAGTGGTGCGGCTGATAATAATACTCAAGGGGATAATCAGAACGGAAACAACAATCAACCGCAATCACTTGTAGATAGCGTACAATCGTTGGTTTCTGCTTTGAATACTTCTAATCAGGAGAATACTGAACTTCGCCGTTCTTTAGCAGCAGTGGCAGCTCAGGCAACTAATGACAATCCACAAACCGTAATCAAAAAACAACTCACTGTGTTTGGCCCAGGAACAACCGCAACTCATCTGTTCGGCATTGAACATTCTCTATTCGACATGAAGAAGCGATGGAACATTATTGCAAATAATCCGGACTATGCAACCCTGCATGTAGCCGATGAAGATTCGGATGGAGTATCCTTCCGTAACGAAGTACGCAACTATGGAAAGTCCCTGGCTGCACGTTATGCTTTTCTAAAGAAGAACAATTTGCTGATCCCGGAAAAATTGACATCCGGTTTTACTAATGATTTTTCTGAACTGACGGATGCTGGTTTGGGTGACCAGTATGTTGTTCTCCGCCAGGATGCTTTGATCGCACGTATCATCGTCCTGCAGAATGTGTATGATCTCTATCCGCGCCGTTACGGTGTTCAGGATCGCGAGTTAATGACCAATGCCTTCTTCACCGAAATTTCCCAGGCTTATCAGACAGGAGAAGTCTGGAAAGGCAGCATGGATCTGCAACCTGAAATGGGTTATGTGGATGATGCAATGGCAAAGGTAAAGTTTGGTCCACTCAAAGAGATAGAACGTAAGTATATCGGTTATTTGAATACCGACGGTTCTGATCCGATCAAATGGGGTATGATCGAATGGCAGTTGCTGCAGATCTATACCCAGATGGTCAGCGAACAGAACCGTCGCCGTATCCGTGGATGCTATGTGAAACCTGAAACCGGCAAACCGGGCAGTTACCTGAACTCTTCCACCGGTCTGATTTATACCCTCGTTCGCTACATGCACGAAAACACCCTGCTTCCCCATTCCGATACAACCTATAACGACTATACGGAAACTACCTTCCTGGATGCCGTCATCGAGTTTGTAAAAGACGTGAAAGCAACTCTGGACGAGGATATCGACCTTGAAGGCTTTGCTATCTACCTGAATAAAAATCATCGCGACTGGTGGATCTCAAATTGTCGAACAAAATACGGTAAGGACATTGATTTCTCCGGACCGATGAGTTATGTAAATGTGGTTCCGGATATGGGTATTCCAATTAAATGGGTGCCTAATATGGGACAGAGTAAGTTGATTCATCTGCAGGAACCAGGTAACCTCCAGTGTTTGGAATTTGTACCAGGTGAAATGCTGGCCTTTAAATTGCAGGAATTCATGGAAATGGTAATGGCATGGTCCACTTGGAAAGAAGGTTTTACAGCTAGCTTTATCGGACGTCATTTCTCAAGCTATGATGAACTGGTTGCCAATGGTTACAGTTTGCAACGCTTATTCTGTAACAAGCCTTCAACCGTTCTTGCTCCTGATGCTACGACAATTACTTGTGGAACTCAGTTCTGGTTCTGTACATCAGCTAACACAGAGGCCAAAGCGTTGACCGATATTATTGGAGCGAAGAAAGGTGTTGTCTATTTGATTGAATGTGGTGATATTACTAATGCAACAACTCTTGCTCAAAGTGACAAGTTTGCGACTATTGCTTCTGCTTATTCTCCAACAAAGGTCGGCGATTATATAATGGTCACTTTGAATAGTTCCGGTACGTTTATCGAATTGGAACGTTGTGTGGGTGGTGTTCGAATAATCAATAAAGAACTTCAGCCTAACATACCAGGAGCTCGCTAATCTTTTTGTTCATATTCTTAACAAGAGTCCGGACTACGGTCCGGCTCTGTTTTTCAAATTAAAATTACGATCATGCAGAAAAAACAAGTTCTTTCATATTTATCTGCTCAGAAACGAGCTTTTAAGGCGCGTAGAGCATTGCAAATTAAGTTTTTCCTTTGTTTGATGTTGCTTGTAGCTTCGATATCTACGTTTGCTGCAGTAACTTCTCCTGAAGATTCCAAAGTATCAACTGAGATTGTTGTTGGAACAACAATGGCTAGTATGATGGCCATCGGGAGTATTGACGATGTCGCCGATAAAGAAGTTGCTGGAGAGTCAATAGCATATAAAGTCTGGTTGGTAGAAACTAAACAGTTAGACAGTGCGCGTCAGTTCCCAATCCCAAACGCGAACCGGGAGGTTTCGTCGCTCCCTATGCTCGACGGAGAGTATATGCATTACTTCGAGGCCCACGATATTCCGACGTACACCAGCTCCGGGGAAAAAGGAGACCTTACAATTTCGAGCACGAACACCTTTACTATTATCATGGGTGGTGTGCGCGATCAATTACTCAACTTCATTGAAGAAAAAGCTGGATGTAAGTTTATTCTCATTTTCCAGGAGTGCGAATCGAATAATAGATTTATCCTGGGGAATCCCTGTAAACCGATGGTGTTGAAATCCTACAATTTGAAAAATGACAAGGAAAATCGCTCTGTTACTTTCACTTTTGAAAACAAGTCTATCAAGCAGTATCATAAATATGTCGGTGATATAATTGTAAAGGAGGCGGTTCCGCATACGGCAGGCTCAACAGCTCTGAATGTTTTACCGGGAGTAAATACATATAGAATTTCGGACGGTTCTTCTGCAACGTATGCAATCACTTCTGTCACAGGTTTGACTTCAACGGATAAGGGGCGGACTATAACGCTTGTTGGTACTGGATCGGATAAACCTGCAACAGTGGCCGACAATACTTCCTACATACTGGAGGATGGAGCTACTTGGACAGCTAAAGCAGGATCACGAATATCCTTCAGAGTGCTAGATTCCACTACTTTGGTAGAAATTCAAGGTTCACGTGTACAAATAGCATAAGATATGTATAGCATAAAAGAAAAAATGAAGCTCCTTCGGGAGCTTCATAACCCAGAACATGCCGATGCCGACCTTCGTTTGCTTCGCGAAGTATCGCCACAGAACGATCTTCTTCGTTCTCCAATCGTTAATGTTGCCCGTTCTGCAGAAAGGATTCTGTACACCCTGTTAGACCAAACGACGGCAGAGAAGATCCGTTTGAACCGTCGTGCCTCTGAAAGTGAAAATCAACCGGAAAAAGATCCGAAAAATGAGAACAACGAAAAACAACCGGATGATACTACCGGTTCCAAAGAACCAGACACTCCGAAGCAACCCGAAGGCGATACTCAGGAGTGTCCCGGAGAAAATAATCAAGACGGAAATGCCAACGAAGTTGATGTAGTACAACAACTCGAGGAAACCAGGGAAGAACTAGGCTATACTCAATCTGAATTGGAGAATACTCAGGATGAATTGGAGGATACTCAAGCAGAACTGGAAGATACCAAAGCGGAGCTGAACGCTGAAAAAAAAAGCGAACCGGATCCGAAGTCGGATCAGGAAAGCTCCAAAAAGAAGACGAGTTCCCGCAAATCGACTGGAAAAACATCTTCGACAAAAACGTCCAGATCGCAACGCTAATATACAACGATCGCGTTAATACTTGGCGCGAAATGAAGGTTCTTGATACTGAACTCGACGAAAATCCTACCAATGTCAAGGTGGAGAAGATGGCCGAGACGCGGATCCGGAACCTTCAGTGTTTTGAAGAGCTTCAGTCTTTTAATGATACTGGCAAGTGGAGGAATAAGCACCCGTTGTTGGTTCATTACTCGGAACGTTTTCAGTTAGAAGAACTCCGCCGTCGGGATCCTGCTGATTTCCTTTCAAAATATGCTAATTGTCAGCAGAATATTAAACGGTATAAATCTTATCTGAATAATAACTCTCGGGTTGATCTGCGTGAGAGTGACAAGAAAAACCTGATTAAGCATCAGGAAAGAAAAGTATTATTTGAAACAATATTAAAAGAAGATGAAAGAAATAACCATTCATAATTTAGGCAATTTGCCAACAGCTCCTCTCGATTCGTTTTGTGAATTGCAGGAAGATTTCAAAATTTCGGATCCGGATAAATTAGCCAAACTTCAGATGCTTATTATCACCCGAGGATTCAAATATGCATTCAAAGCCTGGCGAGATCCATCTGGTAAACTCTGGATCATTGATACTCACCAGCGTCGCAAGGCATTGATCGCTTTACGAAAATCCGGCTTCGCGATACCAGAGATACCTTATGAGCCAATTTATGCAGAAAATAAGAAAGAAGCAGTCGAGGAAATAGCAGCTTATAACTCAGAATTCGCCCAAAAGAATCCAGATACTCTATTGTTTAAGAAGTATGATATCGATTCGGATACTCTGGAACGATTCAATCTACCGTTTGAAGCGAAAACACTTGATCTTGGAATGGCGAAACAACCATTGTTCGGCGAGGATACTTCAGGAGAGATACGTGAAGATGAAGAAGAATTAGAAGTCCCTTCCGGAGAAACCTATTTGACACGACCGGGAGATATTTGGCTATTAGGTAAACATCGCCTAATGTGCGGAGATTGTCGTGAAAAGAAAGCTGTTTCCGAACTCATGAATGGTCAGTTGGCAGACCTCTGTGTAACAGATCCACCGTACAACGTTTCATATCAAGGTGACACAGCCGAACAACTTACGATTGATAATGATTCAATGGAGAACGACACCTTTCTTGTTTTCCTTCGTCAGGTTTTTAGCTATATGTTTCAGGTAATGAAACCTGGAGCTGGAATATATGTATTTCATGCTGATAGTGAAGGGGGGAATTTTAGAGTTGCATTTAAACAAGCTGGTTTTAAGTTTGCTCAATGTTGTATTTGGGCAAAAAACTCAATCTGTCTGGGCCGGCAGGATTATCAATGGCAACATGAACCAGTATTATATGGTTGGAAACCTGGTGCAGCTCATACCTGGAACTCTGACAGAAAACAAACTACGATCTGGAACTTTGATAAACCGCTACGTAATGCGGTTCATCCAACGATGAAACCGATTGCGCTCATGGCTTATCCGGTCGGAAATAGTAGTGTGCCGGGAGCAATTGTTATTGACTTCTTCAGTGGATCCGGATCAACTATCATGGCCTGTCAGCAAGTAGACCGGATTTGTTACGCAATGGAGATTGATCCCCGATATGCAGACGCTACGGTACACCGATTTAAAACATTGTTCAAGAATCAGCCGGTGCAGCTTGTACGTGATGGCGAAACATTGTCTGTTGAATTGACTGCAAAATTGCTGAATAATGGATGATTACACTGCTCAAATAAGGTCTTTTGGTGCGCTTGGGTACAGCCCGGAGCGCATCGCGGCCTTATTGAATCTTACTGGCAAAGAAAAAACGAATTTGATTGTTCGTTTGGCCATACCGGACGATCCGTATTACATGGCGTATCTGAATGGGTTAGCAATAGGATCATGGAATATTGATGCTGAGCTAGCCAAACAGGCAGAAAAAGGAGATGTTGACTCAATTTCAGCATTAGCAGAGCGTTCCAAAGAAAGGCGAATTAAGGATTTGAAAAAACAATTGTTTGGTATATGAATTACCTTGAAACCATAGAGAAGCTTCATCCTGATATCGTTCATCATTTTTTGCAAACTGGAGAGTGCAAGGGAATCCCAGAAGAAATACAGTTGTTTCTTAAGCAAATGCAATGGGCCGCTGAAATTTACGAGTACGAGCGGAATATATCAAGAGCAGCTCGTTTACTTCGTACTCGTATTATGGCTTTGCAGGAAAAGGATGTCGATATCAGAACATGTAAAGCCCGATTTTATTCGGCAATATCTTATTTCAACGTGGACAACAATGTTGCCACTAAAGTCTGGGAAACCGACTATGCAAATAAATATGAGGATCTTGCGAAACTAGCTATCGCTGCAGATGAATATAAAACAGCTAAGTCATGTTTGGATGCTGCCCATGAATGCCGTTTACGTGCTTCCGAAGCCGCCGATAAAGAAAACGCCTGGGCTCCAGTGTTCCTTATTTCCAACGAAGTAACTGCCGAACTGCTCGGTTTTACCAAACGTAACTTAAAAGAGATCGCGCAAAAGAACAATAACGGTTTCTACATCAATCTGATAGACAGTCTACCTGTAGAAAGAGAAGAAAAACAACGGCTCCTGCGCGATGCTGATATCGTAGATGCTGAAATAATAGAGGAGATACCTGAAGATGGAGAATAACGCTTTTCAAACCAATCGCTTTGAAGACTACTACATGAACCTGATGCAGATTCGCGCCAATGTAGTAGATGCCAACACACAAATAACTGAGGTAGCCCGAGCCGGCGGAAAGACAGAAGGTGTATTCGGTCCACGCATTATCAAAGTTGCCAACGAAATGCCCGGTGAACTCGCCTTTCTGGTACACAAAACCTATACCGCCTTGTTCACCAACATCTGGCCGAATATACAGGCCTATTTCAGCCGTCCCATCATGGGAGGCCGGCGTACCATGTTGGAATATGGCATAGATTACATTGTAGGAGAAAGTAAAATACCTGCCCATTTCCGGCGTCCGCGTTACCCGATCGCCTTCCCGAAACACAGCATACTGTTCCGTAACGGTTTCCATCTGCAGCTTGTATCTAGCGACCAGCCAGAATCTGTTGCCGGACGTTCCGGTGTTCACGCTTTTATTGAAGAAATGAAACACCAGAAAGGCGAGAAGCTGAAAAGCCGCCTGTTTCCTTCCCTTCGTGGATCCAGTGCTGAGATACGTGCTAGCCAATACTACCAAGGCATTACCGGCGTATCCGATACTGCCCGCGTAGATCTAGGTGAAGATAACTGGTTCGAGGAATACGAACACAACGTGAATCTAGATCTTATCGAAGAAATCGTTACCGTATCGCTCCACATCAACCAGGCACTGGCTGTCATGTACCGCGCTGATGCTCTCTCCCGAGAAGAAAAGAACCCTGTATTACTGGAAAAGCTGCGTCTGGATATCGAAAAACAAAAACGAACCATCGCGCTTTGGAAACCTCGCCTGGCCGATATGCGCCGGTATGCAACATATTATATCCGCGCCAGTTCCTTTGTGAATAAAGATATCTTAGGTCCTAAATTTTTCAAAACTCAGCTGGATAGCCTTGATATTGATGAATTCCTTACCGCCATCTGCGCTATCCGCAAAAAAGCTGTGGTAGACCGCTTCTTTGCCAACTACGTCCCCCGCCGACACCAGTTTACCGACAGCTACAAATATGCCAGTATCATGCGCTTGGATTTGAAAGAACACTTTCGCTTGACTGCTTTCTACTTGAAGTACTACGATCCGCGCGAAGAAATCCTGCTGGGTTATGACCCTGGGCACTTCTCCAGCGTGGTAGCCGCTCAGGAACGAAAGCAAGGCACAGAGCTTCGCATCCTAAAAGAGTTCACCTGCTACTATCCTTCCCAACAACCGGAACTAGCAGCCGCCATCCATGAGTTCTTCGGCTCAGATGCGAAAAACAAACGCATCCGTCTGTATTACGACCGCGCCGGTAACAAAAAGAAAGAAGATTATGAGCAAATAACGACCGACGCCCGCCTACTAAAAAGAGAACTAGAAAGTTACGGTTTCTCTGTTGAACTAATGAATGAAGGGCAGAGCACAATTTACTACTGGATGCAGTTTAAACTGTTACTGCTTATTTTCGGTGAGCAATCCAATTCATTCCCGCGCGTGCTGGTAGACGAAAACGAGTGTCCGAACTTATGCAGTTCGATTATGCTATCGCCTCGCAAGAAAACCGACGGTCGTATCGAGCTGGATAAAACAAGCGAGAAGAAAGTGCCAATCAAGTACCAGGCCGGACTAACAACACAGCTCCCGTCGGCACTTATTTATCTGCTTCATGGTCTTTACTATGAACGTATGCCAAGCGAATATAGCACAATGCCGGATGATTTGCCCGACAATATGATGCTATAAATATTACTGGAAGATATAATAACAGTTGTTTCACCCTATAATAATTGTATGCTTTGACATTGAAAACATATCTATGAATCTGTAAATCAGATATTGTACAACTTCAAAAATAAAATAGACTTTTGACAAAAGGTTGTATTTATCACGCCACGCTGAGTAGTCGCCTTGAGTTGCACTTGGTCGGCGGTTCCGGGGAATATGACAGCGGCCCTGTCGTGTCCTTTCCCTCCCCGTCGCAGCCACATACATTTGGACATGGAAACGATAACAGGAATGCACGCATTGCAATGGGCGCGGGAGATATCGAAGCTACCGGATGGATGCTTTACTATCGCCTTCTATCCTTACTCAAGAGCAAGGGGGCAAGCTTCTGCGAAACTTGTTACCAAAGTTGGATGTAAGTATAGAGCACAGTTACCGCAGGAACGTTTTCAGGTAGATAGCGATAACCTGTTCCTCTTTGTTGATGCAGATGGTAAACCTAAATCATGTTATCGCATATTGATCCGGTATATGGGCTTTCCTCAGGATGGATTTAAACTACATAAGATAGATTGGCTATGAATAAGCTGGATATGTGGGGTAACCTAGGTTGTTACCTGGACGACAACAATGTAATCACCTTTCAAGTGGGTACCAATCCCGCTAGCAGCCTAGTGCGGGAGATGGAGCAAGACACTATGCCCATTACAGGCTACAATAGGAATATACAGTACCGTTGGCTTAATGTGGATGGCTATAACGTGTATTCTCGTGGGACCGATAACCGCAAGTGCGAACGCATTGAAGTCGATATTAAAAACAATAGACTGTTGCCTCGCTTAATCAGTAAGCAGGTCAATATGCTGTATGGCAAAGGACCACGCATATACAAGGAAAAGCTACAGGACAATAAGATCGTAAGGGAATGGACCGATGTTCCGGCTATTCAGGACTGGCTGGATAGTTGGTTGACAAACGGCATGGAAATGTCTTATAAAGATTTTGGTTTGGCCATCATCAAACGGTATTATTTTTTTCGGGACTATTTTGTGAAATGGCGTATGTCCAAGGGGAAAGCGATTGGTCGTATGCCGGTGGCGGGGCTGGAACTTGTGGAAAATAAACATTGCCGCCTGGCGACTCTCAAGCAAGATGTGGCTGAAGATATCGTTCTGTACAACGACTTTAGATTTGTCGTTATGGGAAACTGGAACTATGGAGCGGCCAAATACAAGGTATATCCGTTGTTTCGGATCAACGAAGTCGGGAACTATCAGTTTGCGGCGATATCCCATCATCGGGAAAGCTCAGTAGGAAATCATTATGGTGAGAATGAAACGCACGAAGGGGTGAAAACCCACATCAAAACATCAAACGAGCTCCCTGAATTTATCGACTCATTTCTGAACAATAGCTTGGCTGCTAAAATCCATGTTATTATTCCAAATGCCTGGGTTGAGTCTAAGCGTAAACAAATCAAGGCTCTGTGTGAAGAGAATAAACTTCGTAAGAAAGATGGTAAGGAGTTGATCAAATACAACGATATCGAGATCGGTACGGAATACCGGGAATCATTGATCGTTCTCTACACACAGGAAGAATTACGTCGATTGTCTGCGTATTTGTCTGGAAAGAAGAACCAGGGAAAAGCTTTTTCCACATTCTCCTTCAGGGGCGGTCAAGGGAACGAGGAAGAACGATGGAAAATAGAAACGATTGATCTGAAATACAAAGAATACATTTCCTCCCTGATCGAATACGACAAACGGGTAGACGAAGTTCTACTGGGTGCCGTAGGTCTGGACTCATCCATCTCAAGCGTGAGTAAAGACGGGGTGATATCCAAGTCTGGAGCTGATGTGTATTACAACTACTTACTTTATCTGCAAACGCTCACACCTGACGATGAGAAGTGCTGCGAACCGTTCAACCTTGTCCTACAGGTCAATTTTCCTGAATTATACAAACAAGGCTTCCGGATTGGTTTTTATCGTGAAGTACCGGCACGCCAGGAAGAAGTTTCACCCAATGACAGACTAAATAAACAACAACCATGAGTTATAATGTATTAACCGAATTGTTTGATCATATCACCGACTTACGAGAGTATGTGCCTTATGTGGGCAGTGATATTGAGCTGGAAGAAATCAATCCGTCTGCTATCGGCGCACGAAAACAGATACAAGGGATTATAACACCTTCTATCTGGAAGTCCATAATAGAGGACAAGGAGTCTGAAGCCTGGCATAATTTAAAACTAGCCTTCGGTAATCTTGCCATGCATAAGGCCATTATCTTTTCCACCATTGCCAAGCGGATGTCTGGCGGTGCTGATGTGTATAAGTACGAATTGGAAAATATGCGTCGACAATATATCGACAATTATTTTAATGCAATGGATTCTCTCATTAACGAACTGGATACCAATGAAGCCTATCAAGAAGCCTGGCGTAAAACAACAGACTTCCAGTATATGGACAGACTGCAGATCAAGACAACTGCCGAGTTTAATAGCTTGTACGGAATAGATATGTCCTACCTATTTTTCTTTCGTACGATCGCAATACAGCGTGAAGTATTGGACGATACAATTGGTGGCTATTTTACAAGCATAGAAGACCGGAAAGCAGAGTTTGAAGTAAAACTGAAGAGGGCATTGGCCATGCTGGTTATATCGGTAGCTTTATGCCGCTTCGATATCATTGAGTTTCCGGCCACCATCCGCAGTTTGTTCGACGAACAGAAGTCGTCAAGAAATGGAACGGATGAAAGAAACAGTCAATTAGGTTTGGCTACCACTCTGCAATCTCAGGCAATGGAAGCCATCAAAGCAATAGATCTAGCCTTGAGCGAACCTGAGTCTGGAAATATTGACTCCACAACATCCTATAACCGCGAAAGCGATAAAATATTCTTGATGTCATGAATGCTCCTGCAATCGTTTTTGAAACTCATTTTGGAGAATATAGTATCCCAAATCGCTGGGAATTACTTACTCCAGATTTGTACTTGTCGGTCTGTGAATTACTGCAGCAATACACGGCCGGGCAGATATCCTATAGTTCGTTGCACATATCTTATATATGCAAGGCTTTGGAATTAAATCCGAAAAAAATAAAAGGTACTTCAGCCAATGAAAATATGTATCTCCTTTCTGAACAGATAGATTTTATTTTTAAGGATCCGCAGCACATCAATAACTGCTTCCTGGCGCAATTAGTACCTGTGATCTCAGTTAACGGGCAAGTCTATAAGGCTTACATGATACAGACTGATTTCGATACATTGACCTGTTCTCTCTCCGCCATCCAGTTCATTGAGGCCTATGACTTAATTGGTTGTCCGATAGAGAAACTCCCGATAATGGCTGCCATCTTGTATTGTCCGGGAACTTATACTTCCGAAGCGGCTCATTCATTAGCTAAGGACTTCGCATCTCTGGATCCGGTTTTGCTTCAAGGTATTTGTCTTAACTTTCAGGCGTTTGCCAATTACCTTTTTACCCGGACTCCTTTCAACATTTTGTATATGCGAAAATCGAAGGAACATAAGCCGGCCATTTCGATTGGCATGACTGAGAGTCTTTACAACCTTTCGGCCGATGGTCTGGGGAATGTGGACGTTATCGAACAAATGCCTGTCATCAAATACTTGACAATCCTACGCAAGAAGCTGATCGAAAGTGTTACGGCGATGAACGAGGCCGGCATTGATTTGGTCGAGATATCAGACAAAACCGGATTATCCATCAAAATCATCAAACAAATAATATGAACACATCTTTATTAATCGAACTGTTTCTTTATTTCGCCAGGTTTCCGGCGCACGATGCTTTTGGCTCCTTGTTTAATAAAGGGCGAAGTTATATCCCTGGATATGATGAATTACATGCCGCTACACTCGCATTACCGGACGAAGCGATCGTCCCGGAAATCGGAAACTACATATTCGGCCCTAATTTCGATGCTGTTAGTAGCCGTGTCAATAACTTGACCGGAAGCTACCTCTTTGTCGATTATGGGGAAATAGAATGTGAAACCGATAATAGCAACCGGATGACAGACTCTGCCCGGTTGGCCATTACGGTAGCTTACAAGTTGAAGGAGTTCTCTGGCGACCTGATGGAACAACTCCTTATTTCGGATCGTTGTCTGGCTTATATCACTACAATCCGGAACCGAATGATTAATGAGCAACGCGAACGATACTGGTTGAAGGATGTCTCTCGCAATCATACTCTAACTCCGTTTGTTGCTAGAGAACTATCCAGTATTGGTTGGACCATGCTCTTTAATCGGGAGGCATTTGATACGTTTGGGGTTAAGCGTAAGTAGTTGTCCTTTATGTAAAGGGGGGAATAGAACAATTTTGTATTGAAAAAATAAAAACGAAGGATGGACTGGACATCAATAGGTCTGGCTTTTTTGACATTTATTGGCGGTGGTGGTATTGCAGCCCTCGTCTTGCTTCCACAGAAGCGTCGTTCAGCGGAACTTGAAAATGAAGCAAAAGTCAGTGAACAATGGAAAGAATTGTTTATGCAAAGTCGGGAAGAACAATCTCGGAAGAGTGATCTGATAGATAAGTTATACGATGATTTGACAGTAGCTCGTAATGAGATTAATACTCTGACAACGAATAATGCAATTCTGAAACTGTGGAAATGCGAAAAGCTGGAATGTCCTAATCGCCGACCGCCAATCAGTGCCGATCCGTTCAAAAAATTAGAGGAGGAACATAAATGAGTACAGAAAAATTGCCTCGTGGTCTCCGGAATAATAATCCGGGTAATATCCGAAATAATGACAGCGTAAACTGGCAAGGAGAGGTGGATGCCACAAGTAAAAAAGACTTTACTTTTGAAGAATTTAAAGACCGGGCTTCAGGTTATCGTGCTCTCTTGAAATTGCTTCGAAACTATAATAAATTACATGGTTGCCAAACGGTTGCAGACTACATTCGCCGTTGGGCTCCGGAAAATGAAAATAATACAATCGGCTACATTACTCGCGTAAGTCGGGAGATGCAAGTTCCGACCACTTATGTTCCGGATCCGGATGAGAAGTTTATCATGTGTGCAATGGCGGCAGCCATTAGCCAAGTTGAAAATGGAGTGCCTGCTATCATGTCTGAAGTTGAAGCCGGATGGGACGCTTTGTGACTGGAACGATATTATATCTGTGTATTGCCTTTTGCCTGGTAGCCTGTACGCGGACGATGTATATACCGGTAGAGTCTGTCCGGACAGAGTACCGGGATAAATATTTACGCGACTCTATTTACATGCACGACTCTACTAATATCTATGTACATGGTGATACGGTTAGAGAATACTTATATCGGTACATTTATCGGGATCGCTTTATACATGATACCGTTTCTGTATGTGATACTATCCGGGAACCATATCCTGTTGAAAAAGCATTATCAAAATGGCAACAAACAAAAATGAATGTGGGGGGCTGGGCTATTGGCGTACTCTCTTGTCTAGCCGTACTTGGAATCATCTATGGGATATTTAAAATTAAGAAGAAATACTTTAGTATTAAATAGTGTGTTTTTCATGGTATTAGATTTAAGTTAGCTTGGACCACCTTGCTCGAGAGAGCAGGGTGGTTGTTTTGTTTTTATTGGAGCGGTACTAGGTTATGCCTGCAATCAGTGTTGACCTGATAGCAGGTATTCTATTTTGTCTGTTTTGGTAAAAATCTTGAATTTCGGTCGCTGTATCAGGTATAACCAGCATCTGAAAGCGTAAGCTAAAGACTTGATTCTGAAAGATAAACAAAGCTAATGCGCTGTAAATAAACTTGTTATAACTTGCATGTCCGTGACTATAGTGTTACCTTAGCAGTATAATAAAACAAAGGAAATCAATAAGTTATGGAACAGCAAATAGCAAATATTTTAGCACAGACAACGACTAAGACTCGTAAAATTCAGCAACTACTTATGCTTGGCCTCACACGCCGACAGGTAGCTAACCTAGTAACGAACGGAAACTACGGTTTCGTACAAAATGTTTACGCTCGTATGAACCTCGCCCATCAGCCGGAACCGACCGCATTACCGGTATTAGACTACACTTTCAATCGTCGCTTCGGGATTGAAATTGAAGCTTACAACTGCCGGATGGACGTTTTAGTAGACGCTTTAAGGGAAGAAGGCATACAGGTTTCTGCCGAAAATTACAATCATACAACACGAAATCATTGGAAATTGGTCACCGACTCAAGCCTTTCCGGCAATAATACTTTTGAACTTGTGAGTCCTGTATTAGAGGGACAAAACGGATTGAAAGAATTAAAAAAAGTATGCTGGGTACTTGACGCATGCGGTGTAAAAGTAAATGCTTCTTGCGGCCTTCATATTCATTTTGACGCGGCAAACTTTAGCCTTCAAACGTGGAAAAACATCGCTATATCCTACAAACATATAGAATCGGTAATAGATAAGTTTATGCCGGAATCACGCCGGAACAACAATTATTGCCGTAGCCTGAGAAATATAACAGAACAAAAAATAAATAATGCACAAAATATAAATGACCTCCAACAGGTTGCTTTTGAAAATACTCGATATTTCAAAGTAAACCCACAAAGCTATTCACGTCACAAAACGATCGAGTTCCGTCAGCATGCTGGATCAATCAATTACGATAAAATTAGCAATTGGGTTTTATTTTTGAATGGTTTGGTTACCTTTGCCCAACAACAGCCCATCGCCTCTGGAACGGTCTTAAATGATATACCATTTCTAAGCGATGAACAAAAAAGCTTTTTTAGACTACGAACAAAAAAATTAAATAGCTAATGGAAAGTAAAACTTTTTCCCTGCAGGACGGCGGTACGATTACCGCCACCTGCGCTTCAGATTTTGTCACGAAAATGCGCGAAAGTAGTCGTTTCGATTTCGATTGTACCGATGCCGAATACATGGTTAAATTCGCCGATCGCTTTATGCAAATGTCTGGACAAACTGTCCGGACAGATAGTCCAGATCATTTCCTTGAAGATTTGCTAAAATATGATTATGCGAAACTAAGCTAAAGGTTTATAACTATTGATTTCCATCGAAAAAGATGCTTTACGTCAAAAGAGAGCATCTTTTTTTATGGATCCATTCAACACCTGCATACAGGCATCACCTAGTACCGCTACAATATTTTCAAAATAATCCCTTCAAAATTTGCATAATAATCAAATGATGATTATTTTTGCATTGTCAAAGTTCAATAATGATTATTGAGGAAGAAGGTCTAAATGACCGGGAAGCTTATCTACAAGAATTAAGATTCCTCCTCCGGTATGAAGACATGCTCCTTTCGGAGGGGTGGTTGACACAGGAGGATCTGGACGAGTTAATCAATGATGACTGTAAAGGTATTGTTGATTCTTTGACAGATGAATGATTTGGGTAGCCTCTTCGGAGGCTACTTCAAATCTTCATCCAAATTTAAATTATAGGTCATTATGGAAATGAAAGAAGAAATTAAGGCATTGTATGAAGAGTTTTTTACTTTGAGTACAGAAGAAGAACGTAAAGTTCATGATGCGAAATTTGCTGCGTACATGAAAACTGTACCTTTGAGTAAACGTAAGGAAGCTGGAATTATTCTTCGGGAAATTATGACCGAAAGAAAAAATAGAAGATCTCCAAAGGTGGAGATAAATGTGAAGGATAAACTGAAAGATATTCAGGATGTCATTTCTTTATCGTATATTGCGAAGGAATTCTTTGGAAAGGACAGGACTTGGTTGTACCATCGTATTAATGGAACATTGATAAATGGGAAACCGGCGGCTTTTACTGAAGATGAATTGAAAGTATTCTCTGCTGCTCTGAAAACAATAGGTAGTAGATTTATAGATACTTCCGCTTCAATAATATGAAGTAGAACTTTGACAAGAAGAGAAGCCTCCACGTGTTGGAGGCTTTTTTGTTTAATTATAAAATTATAAAATGATGGAACAACGTTACATTGAAGATTATGTAGAGATCAATCGTATTTAGGTCAATAAGCTAATAAGTGAAGTGCAAATTCTAAAAAAAGAAGAGTATGACGTGGTTAAAAAAATTTATGATTCAATTAGCTCTAATTTAGGTGTTGATGTGAGTTATGAGAAACTGCTGTTAAATTGTACCATACCTTATTTGGGTGAAACGATTACGGTAACTCTATACTAATGAAGTGAAAAAGTTGCTATAATTACCGTGTTTTTAAATATATTGTATTATAAAATTAATATTATAGATATAGTGATTACCAAAGATAATATAAATAGAATCAAAAGTGTTGCTGAAAAAATGGAAGAACAAAATATTGTTTTATCTTGTGAGGATCTTTGTATAGATGATGATGATATAAATGTGTCATTTCCAGATGAATATGATACTATTATATATGATATGGCAGATTTTTTAGTATACATAGATGATTTGCAGTCAATTAAAAAAGTGAATCAATCTACTGTAAGAAGTTCTTTAGTACGTCAGTCTATTATTAATGTCGATGAATTTGCTTTTGATAAACTGAATATGAGGCAAGATGTTATTGTAAAAGAAGGAATTTGTAGAATTAGACTAGTGAGTCATCCTTTTTTAATAGGATATATAAATTCTATAGAAGGAAATTATGATGATAACTATGGTTTAATGCCATGTAGCTTATATTATGCTGTTGAAATTATATATGAAAAATTAGATGTGTTATTGCCAGAAGAAGAAGAAGATAAATTATTGAAATCAGCTTTGTTTTATTGGAGTACAAAATATTCTCAATCACTTACTTTTGGTACTATACTAACTTATGATGATCTTGAATATCAAGATGAGGATGATGATGGGGTTACAGATATCTGTCTAATCAATATAGAAGAAATATTGCCTTATTCTCCTTTGATGGATATGTATGTAGAAGCAATGGGGGTAAAAGATTTAAGTGTAAAATTTCTTTATTTTTATAAAATAATAGAGTATATATCACCTTTGGTTGCAAAAAGGAGATCTTATGAATTATTAAGCCAGAAATTAGATTTACCATACTCTAATAAACAAAGCTATAAATATTTAGAATCGATATTTGTTTTAACTCGTGAATATGATATATCCCTTAAGGATAGTGAATTACCTTATACAGTGTTGAATGAATGTATTGATATTATCCAATTATATATTTATTTGCCACAATCAATTCAAAAGAGATGTTCAAAAAGCTTCAATTATCCAAATACCTTAGAGTTGGAAAATCCTTTTCCTAATGAAAAGCAAAATCAAATAAAGAGGAAAGTTGCTGATATATTATATGCAACTAGAAATAGTATAGTTCATGCAAAATCAAATTATCAAGCTACAGGTAATGAATGTAATAGTGATGATTTAGAACAGATGACAACTTTCTTAGATAAATTATGTTTATGTCTTATTTCTTGGAATAATAGACAGTCAGATTTGTATAAAAAAGATTTATAAATGAATTAGTGCTTATTTTTAGGTTGGTGTTGTTTAAAAACAATAATGGTTTCTATCCTAAAAGCAGGAGTTTTTATTTGGGCGCCTTGAAAACTTTCACCAATTTTACAGTGCCGAATACAAACTATACAATTCATATCCTCATATCGTGTAACCTGTAAGCAATCGGGTTCCGGGTTATTCCGGTCGGCGTATGATATGAGGATATGTTTTTTATATTATGAAAAACTTAATTTACATCTTGTTACTATGTGTTTGTTCTTGTACCCTGGAGAAGAAAAGCATCGAATTTATAACCACTACTATATACAATGCAGAGTTGGTCGGAGGTGAATATGTAAAAAAGAATATGACTACAAAATATTCAATAGGTAGATATCCTAATGGAGAGCAAAAGTTTTTTGTTGGACTTTATGGATATCTAAGTTGTGATACCGTTTTTTATGAAAATGTAAGTAGTAAGAAAGCGGAGGAAGGAGAGTTTACTTTTTTCTATCGAAATGACAGTTTAGTTCATGTTACTTGTAAATCGGAGGATACAACATTTTATTATTTACCAACGGAGTTAGATGATTTTACGCAATATGATATTTTCGACAAGAAAAACAACTTAATAAAAAGTTTCGATGCACTAATGTATAATGAAATAGAATATACGAATTATATCTTTGATGAATATGGGAATCCTACTTACTATGTGGAAAAGGAAGAGTGGTTGCCTAATCCATTATACGATAAAGATCTATCTCTTGCTGAAATTGCGAAAAAGAAGATTGAAGGTAGAAAATTGAGAGTTGTTGAGCAAGAAATAAAATATTATGATTAAAGGCATTGCCAATTCAAAAATTTCCCCCATATTTGCAATGCGAAACACGATGATCAATCATCACCGAAGAGCGACGGATAATGCTCACAATATTTTGTAGGGCTTTTTTTATGCCCAAATTGTACGATATAGACGGCTGCCATTTCCAGTGATTTTTAGCTCTTCGGAGATGAACTCACGTGTTTCGCGACGGGAATGTGTGGCCGTCTTTCTTTTCACACAAAGCGAAACACGTGAGTTATGAAAGCAAATTCATTAACCGTACCTATTACCGGAAGCCGGAAACGAGTACAAGTATCAAATCTTTTTTCCTGGACTACTATCCAAAAGCTCTTTAACGCTGTACCTGGCGAAATTACCCCATGCAAAAGTATTTATGAGGCCAAAATGTACACACTTGTGCTAACGTGTGCATTATCTTTGTTGTGTCCATTATTGTTGATCCCGGCTTGTGCTATTTATAGTTCAGCGAAAAAGGAAGGGAGGGATGTATGACAATTGATGGTGCGGTTTTAACTCCGGAAATGATAGAGCAGATCAGAGAATGGCAACAGAATTGTGATCTTGAAACAGACTTGATCACTCTTGATCGATCTATTGATTTTATTTTGGAGCGAGGGGATATTGATGATCTCATCTGCTCCAAGAGCACAGAGTATCTCCAACTGATAAAGTTACTCCGTACTTTATCTAAGAGTTTGTTGAAATTTAAAATTGAGAAGGAGGGCAATAGGCATGAGTGATAAAAAAGATTTGAGTATTTACATTGAAGCTATCCAGGCGCGTTTTGCCGTAACGGATGATGAGAGCAAGGCTACACATAAATTGTCAACGAAGGAAGTTGCCGATGCGATCAATGAGTTAAATCCATCGTGTGCTGCATCGGCGCAGGATGTATATGATGCTATGTTCGAAGCCGGCTTCGTGTTCCGCGCTCCTCGCGGAACGTCTGGACTCCGATTCAAATGGCTGCTGATTGAAAAATAAAAAAGAGAAAACTGCGAGTGCTGATATGGTCTCGCAGTTTTTTATGTCCTTTTCATCCGGATCCAGAGCATTTACCTTTGTTGAAAAAGATTTATGATAACGGACGATTTAATAAAAAAGGAGTTTATTTCTCAGATTGTTAGTCGGGATGTAAATGTAATATACAATACTCAAGAGCAGGTTGTTCGTGAAGTATTTCCTAGAGGAACCGGCCAGCTTGCCGACTTCCTCGCACGACGGCCATTCAATTTTTCTGAAGTTGGGGTTAATCAGACATTTTATATGCGGATATTCCCATATCTCCGCTTCCTAGATATACGATATCGCAAAGATCAGATGGAAACTCGTAGTAAGTTAGCTCTATACAATCGTGTCATTTTTGGTGTCCTCTATCATGAAACTATGCCCGATCTCCGATATGGGCTGACAGAGGAAATTCGGAAGAAGATCGGACTGCAACTTCAAGAGGCGGATCCAGGTAAGTAGTTGTCCTTTATCCTGAAAAAACAGCCTGCTACTTTCGCGGAAAAAGTAGTCAGTATGGCAAAAAAGAAACTTACCGAAGATGAATTAAAATGGATACTCTCGATTGATTCTACAGAGGCACAACAGTCTGTGCGTAAACTCGATAAAGAAAATAAACAGCTAGCGTCCACCAACAAGGACTTGAAGGCTAAGATGACCGAACTCGTTGCTACCGGAAAAAAAGACTCTCAGGAGTATAAAAAACTGTCGGCTGAAGTCGAGAAGAATAATACCAAACTTGTTCTTAATAAGAAAAAAATAACAGAGCTGGAGAAAACGCTTGGACTAACTTCGCTCACAATGGCTCAGCTTCGGAAGAAAGCTAAAGAATTGCAATATCAGTTGGATCATACAGCGGAAGCTACATCGCCGACAGAGTATAATAAGCTAGAGAAATCATTATTGGCAGTTAAGTCCCGGATGAACGAGTTGCGATCGAATGGCCAGCAGACTGGTGATGCTCTCTCCGGATCTATCTCAAAAGCAACGATGGCTGTGAAAGCTTTCCTAGCATTGAAATTCTTTTCCTATCTCAAAGATGGGGTTGTGACGGTTTATAATGCCAGGAAAGAGTTTGCAAAATATGAAGCAGTTCTTCGAAATACGTTCCAAAGCTCAGAGAAGGCTGCCGTCGCCATGACCATGTTGAAAAAACTAGCTTCGGATACTCCATATCAATTGCAAGAGTTAACTGAAGGATATATTAAACTTGTGAATCGTGGTATTATTCCGACAAGAGAGGAATTGATAAAAATGGGGGATGTTGCTAGTTCGCAAGGAAAATCTCTAGATCAGTATATTGAAGCCGTGTTGGATGCGATGACCGGAGAATTCGAAAGGTTAAAAGAATTTGGTATTAAGGCAAGTAAAGAAAATGACAAGGTTAAATTCTCTTTCAAAGGTGTTACATCAGAAGTTAAATTCTCAGAAAAAGCCATCACCGATTACTTATATTCTTTAGGTGATTTGAAAGGAGTGCAGGGGAGTATGGCTATCCAGATGGAGGAACTGGAAGGCCGTTCTTCTAACTTGTCAGACGTTTTGGATGGTTTGGCTAATAAAATAGGAGCTCGTCTGGAACCAACATTCAAGTCTCTGTTTTCTTTTTTATCAAAAAATGCCCAAAAGTTGTCAGATGCATTTACTCCGTTAAATGAAAGTTACCAGGAACAATTTGATAGAGTTGTATCATTAGAAACGAAACTACCTTCTTTAATATCAAGGTACGAAGAATTGAAAGCAAAGGCAACTCTATCAAAGGAAGAGCATGAAGAGTTGAATAGGACTATTAGTAGTTTAGCGAATATAGTTCCAGGAGCGATTACTGCTTTTGATGAATATGGAAACGCAATTGCAATTAATACAGAAAAGGTTCATCAATTCTTGGAAGCAGAGCAAAATCGCTTAAAGTATGTTCATGCGGACGCTATTCAACAAGCTGAAGATGATATACAGTCTTCTCAAAAATTGAAACAGAAATTAGAAAAAGAGTTGGTTACTGGTGGTCGGTATAAGTCCGATCGGAAGACTGGTGATATGTATCTACTCCCATTTACAGAAGAAGAAATAAATCAAAAGGTTCAACTGATTCAAGAATGTGGAGCGAAAATCCAAGGTGCAGAAGAAACCGTAAAAAGACTTTCCGGAGAATCTCTCCGTGAACAGGTCGAAAATCAAAAGCAGGCCATACAAAAACGTGCTGAATTCAATAATATGACAAAAGAGCAATTGGACGCATACATTAAAACAAATAAAGATGCTGCAGATAAGTATGTTGAAATCGCTCAAGAAATCTATGATCATAAATTCAAAGAAGAAAAAACTCCTGATGATCCTAAGAAAACGAAATCTGCGTTAGAGCTGAAGTTGAAAGAACAAGAGAATGCTCATCAAGCGGAATTAACCACTCTAAAAAATACTCAGATACAATTCGGCCGGACTGAGCAGTTTTACAATTTGCAGCGTCTTAGTGCTGATACTAAGTTTTACCAGGAACGTTTAAAATTACTACAGGATTATCAAAAAAAATCTTCGGATCCGAAATTGCAGGCTGATATTTCCAAGGAAATAAATGCGGCTCAAGCATCCCTGATCGATACTCAACAGAAACGGGATCAGGAAATGCTTAGTGTACTCAAAGACAATCGGGATAAGAGGCTTAAGTTAGAATCTCAATCATATAAAACTCAGCAGATAGTTTTTGAGAAGGGACTTGCAGAAAAACAAATAACACAGCAACAATACGACGCTTTGATGTTAAGCCTTGATACTACATCTTCTGAGTCTCGTCTTAAAATATATCAGGATTATCAATCGGATATTATTTCGCTCGAATTGTCTTCAGGGACAATAAAGGCCCAAGCTGTGTCGACTGCCAATGAAGAAGTGATGACAGCGGACCTGGCTGCCGCTCAGGCTCGTGTAGCCCAGCAAAAGACTCTTCAAAATCTAGTTAAGGATTTCAAAGCGGAATTTAAGTTGACGACGGTTGGTGAAGATACTGATCTCCAGCTAAAAGTTTTAGAAGCGTCTTATAATGCCCGGAAAGAAATGGCTCAAAAAGCCAACATGGATACATTAGAGTTGGACCAGGCATTTGAACGTGCTCGAACTAATATTTTGCAGGAAGCTGAAGACCGACGTAATCAAATACGCCAGCAGAATGGATTGTTGTCAATGCAAGAACAACATGAGATTGAGTTGGATTTATTAAAAGATCAGAGAGAGGCGGGCCTTTTAGATGAAGAGGAGTATCAACAGGCTATACTTGATAAAAGAATAGCCCATCTGAAGGCATACTATGATTATTATAGTCAGCTTTTTTCAGGAGCTATTTCTGCTCTGCAGGAAGCGGAGTTGGCTAATATTGATGCTAAATATGATGCCGAAATACAGCGTGCCGGTGAGAACTCAGAAGAAGTGGCTCGTCTTGAAAAGGAGAAGGAGAATAAAAAACTAGCCGTACAGAAAAAATATGCCAATGTCAATTTTGCCATTAAGGTTTCGGAAATTATCGCAAACACAGCGGTTTCAATCATGCAGGCTTTCGCTCAGCTCGGTCCCATAGCTGGAGCGATTGCAGCAGCAATGTTAACTGCTACCGGTGCAGCTCAAATTGCTACAGCTAATGCTGAGAGAAAAAAGGTAATGGCCATGACTGTTGATGGAGCTGGTGGGACTGGATCCGGAACGGGGGCTCGTGTTGCTACGGGGCGTGAAAATGGAGGATATATTGATGTTAAGCGTGCTCAAGACGGAAAAGAGTTTAACGCCGTCCTGGATCCGGACAAGCGTGGCTTCGTCGATCGTCCAACTGTAATCGTCGGAGAAGGTCCGGAAGGGAAAAGTAGAGAGTGGGTGGCTAGTAATGATGCGTTGCAGAACCCTACGGTTGTCCCCTTCATTAATGTCTTGAATGAATCTCAGGAAAAAGGGGAAATTCGAACTGTTGATATGAATCAACTTATGCGTAAGCGTCTGGCCGGTTTTGAAAGTGGAGGATTTCTAGGGAATAGGCCTTCAACTACGTCTGTTGTATCAATTCCCAGTCAAAATAAAACTATAAATATAGATGCAGTCGATATCCGGCGTCTTAATGAGTTATTGGAAAAGCTGGATCGCGATGGAGTACAAGCTTGGTTAATTTATTCAGAATTTGAGAAAGAACAAAAACGCTTAGAGGAATCTCGTAAAATAGGAAGTAAATGAAGATAGTACATTCATCTGGAGAAGAGCTGGAGTTGAATCCTGGTACTGTTCTTGAAATATCACGAGCAAATCCATTTTTCAACAATTACGGTGAACAGAGTTTACCGATCAAATTACCGTCTAGTCAAAGAAATCGGAGAATATTAGGATATCCGGAAGATTTATCCGGAATAAAAAAAATGCCGCAACGGGCAGATGCTTCTATTCAGGAAGGAGTATTTTTTAGTCAGTGTCGCCAAGCGGTATTGTCGGCTGATGACAAGGAAATAGACACCTCTTATTATCTGAATGTTGGTTCTTTCTATGAAAAGATGACAAACTTAAAACTGGCAACAATTTTCAAGGATAAGGTTATACGTTTTGAGTCTGTCGAAGCGGCCATCAGTTATGTTAGAGGAACAATGATCAACCAGGATCCGAAGTTTACTTGTTTCCCGATATTAATAGAGCACCAAGATACAGGTGAGATAACAGCTTTGAATCGGTTTGGAGTTCCAATAAAGTCCGATGGCTATTTCTGCTTGCTTAACGAGATTGCAAGAACGGAAACGGTGGATGGTAATATTATATCTGTACCTCCTGGTTTTTATATAACTCCACTGGTGCGTGTCATGCATGTGATGGATGAGATATTTAAGTTTCTCGGATATTCAATGGATGATAATTTTTTCACCCGAACAGAACCCTTTGCTAGCATGGTGTTTTTGAATAATAACATAGATACTATAGTCAATGCAGAAATTCGTTATGAACAGATCGTTCCGGATATAACAGTGTCTACTCTTCTTGACATTTTCAGATACCGTTTTTGTTGTGAGTTTATACCGGATGAAGTAAGGAAGACAATCAAAATTGTACTTTTTAATGAAATCGTGGAAGGTAGACCAGTTCGTGATTTATCTGCTTTTTTGACAAATGTTCCGAAGATCAATCATGGAACTAAATATAAGCAGATAAAACTGTCTGCAGAGAAAGGTCCCATGATATCGTGGAGTACGGATGGGACAGAAGATGGCAAATGGATATCATCGACGCCTGATTATTTGAACAAAACTCTGTCCGATATTGCGTCAATGTATCCAGAGGCAATGATAGATAAATCCAGAGGAATAATTTATCGAGAGGGTTTCTCTGCTGACAGGACAGTTCGTGAGATTGTGGGATGTGTGAATTGTGATTATTTTGCTGGGGAGTCGGACTCTTTTGACACAGAAAAGAAGGAGTCTCCCGACGTGATGGTTAATATGGAATCTTTATCATTGTCTGGTGGTGATGCTCCTTTTGTTGGAGTATCTCGTTCTTTGAATTCTAATATAGTTTTGGATGATGTACCCCGGCAGTCATCTACATCGACTGATACAACTCAAAACAAATCAGAATTGAAGGCAATGATGTGTTTTGTTGTTCACATTCCAGAACGCAGATATGATTATGGGACCATTTATGCACATGATCCAGGAAATACTAGGTTATGGCCTTATGCATTATGTTATAACGGTCCTGATGGCTTGTACGAAAAATTCTGGAGAAAATATGATGATATGCTTCGTAATTCGATGCGACCGGTGACAGCTAAGCTCCTTTTGGGTGAAATGGATAAATTGAATTTAACTTGTTTCGAAAAAATTACTATCAATAACCAGGAACTTCTTCCTAATGTTGTAAAATACCCTATAGGTAAAATGGCGGATGCTGAATGTTCGTTTTTAACAACGAAATTATATGAGCCTGTTGTTTCGGCCAAAAGTGAATCAGATCATTTCCCAGATTCCAAATATCGATGGGACGTGAGATGGAAAAGAAGTGATAATGACACCTATACTTATTTCAAGATGAAAGAAACACCTGTTACTTTTTTTCCACCACCTCCGACAGAAGAGCAATATCGAAGAGGAGGGAAGTATTATGAAAAATCTTTTGCAGTGGAATTAGGTATGGAGATTGAGTTGCCTTGGGGAAAACCAGTAATTGTCGGAAAGGTGGATGGTACTTTTACTGTATGGCTTGAACCTGTTGTTCGCGAGTATTAGTTGTCCTTTATCATGATCGAGCATGTACATAGTTTTGAAGCAGGTAATAATAATGACAGATGGCAACGATAATTGATAAACCGGAAGTATTGAGTTTGTCGGGGAACATGAATAAATTTGTTCTCGGAGCCAATAAGGTTGTTTCTTTTATATTAAAGAAAGGTACAGCCGTTCTTGTGGAACAAAGCTATAATCCGGATTCAAAAGGAAAGATCACAATAGATGTCAAAGATATTGTGGAGAATCAGTTGAACTACAAACTGGATGTAGAGCAAACTGTTTATAATCAATCGGATTTGGCTGCTGATTTTACTGCCATAATAGATGATGTTAATTATTCATTTCGAGTAGTTAAAGCCGGTATAGCCCATTTTTCCGATACACCTGGGAATTGGTTAAAAACACATTTTTTGACTTGGCAACCGAAAGTTAAGAAAGTTTCTTATTATAGTCCGGAATGGTTAACCTACTATGCTGTGGAGTCTTGCCAGATAAAACTGCAGGCAACATTCCCAGACAAAACTACCCGTCTTTATACATTGGCCAATCCGGTTGCCGGAACCGTTACAACATGTAATTTACAATATGCTGTTATTGCCGGCCTTCTAGGCTATAGATATCCTTCGTATTATGAAGTATGGGTTGAAGTTTCCGGCAAAAGGGTAACGGAATTACAGTATTATACCTTTACGGATGTCTTGAGTGAGGATGAGCAATGGTTTCTCTTTGAAAACTCATTAGGTGGTTTGGACTGTTTCCGTGCTTTTGGAGTTAATAATTTAAATTCGGAGCAAGAACATAAAATAGCAGAACTGGCAGGCGAGAGGCTGGAATATAATATTGATACAGCAAGGAAGTACACCAAAAACACAGGTTTCTTAGATGACTACTCCCGGCATTGGTTGTTGGATTTTTTCCCAAGTAAGAAGAAGTTTATTCATGAGAGTTTTGCGATCCGTAGAATAGTCGCTACTGAAAGCAAGGTTTCCTATGCCTCGAATGAATTGCCCAATTCATATACTTTTACTTATCAATATGCTGAAATTTCACCATATTTGAATTTAATCCGGAACGAACAGGAGCTTCCAGATAAGTTGGTGGTCCCGGATATGGATTCGCCGGATTTTATTTTTCCCCCTCGCCTTGCTGAGTTCCCGCGTATAGAATTAGGGGAGGGGGTACTGATTCCTGCATTTGACGCACATGATCCCAAGCCAACTGTAACGACCTTCGGTGCAATCCACCAGACGATTAAGAATTCTGTGGTTAAAGAACTGTCAGAATTGTGGGATAGTAGCGTCGGAGGCGGCGGTGGAGGGGATTCGATTTATCATATTAAAGAGAATGATCTAACAGAACCCAGCGATGAAAATGCTTTCACAGCTCTTCGTACTTTGAAAGAAATCAAAAAAGGGATTAGTTCTTTTGATGATCGTTACTTAAGAAAAGATATCGATGATACAGCTCATGGTGAGATAACATTCGATAGAAAAATAGGTAGTTCTATCTTCCTAGACGGTTACGATGGGAGAGGTTGGGAGATTACGGATCCCGGTGCTGTAATGATAGATTCAGCTCGCGTTCGCTCCGATGTGTTTCTAGCCGGTAAATTTGGTTCTCCGTCTTTTGCGAGCGGTTTTGCCGGTTGGGGAGTTGAAATAGATATCCCCAGGGCTGCCGGTACTTTTGACTTTTTGACTGTGCGCAAGTCAATGAAGGTTTATGAACTTGTGTACAGTCAAATTTATGGGTTAGGAGGTTCAGTTATAGTGTCTGATCTTAATAAGATTCTCTATGTAGAAACTTGTCAGGGTTTCTATCGATGTTATATGGATAGCATGGATGGGACAATGCGGATGAATCTTCGTAAAGATGACATTGTCCGGATGCAACGGAGTTCTGGCATTAATATCCGATATTTTTATGGTGAGATATTGAAGGTCACTTCAGACTATTTTGATCTGAGAATTATAGATGGAGAAGATGCTCCGGAAATGGGCGATGTCGTTTTTCGATTTGGTAATAAAACCGATAAAAACCGACAAGGTATAATATATTTGACATCGTCGGATGATCAGGCTCCGTATATCGACATCCTTGATGGTATAACCGATGCCTCAATGTTTGAAAAGGTAAAAGTTCGTATTGGTAATGTGTCCGGTATTCGAACTCGGTCTGGTATTCAGTTGAATGGATATCGAATCTATGCCCAGGGGGCAGTATTTGAGGATACAGATATTTATTTGGAGGACGGAACAACTGTCGAACAAAAATTTGTCATTATGAATGGTAAGTTCGAGAGTGAGATCGAAGGGATCCGGAATGATATGTCTGTCGTTTCAGGGAATATTTTAAAAAACTCTTCATTTGGAGAGAATACCGGTTACTGGAATTCGGAAGATGATGTTTCTATTTTTAATGTAGGTGGCGGTTTCTTGTGGTTTAATGCAAATTTTTATTCGGATAAACGTAAGATAGCCGACATTTATAGAGATGGGAGCAAGAATGTCCTAAGAATTCTGGGTACGACAATCTCTCAACGTAATTCATTATTTAAATTTGATGGAGAGAAGAAAGCAGGAACCTATTCTTTCGCTTTTTTCTATAAGGTAAAGAGGGCAGGGAGGCTAATGGTGGGTTTTCCCGGTCAAGATTTGTATGCCGAAGAACAGTTATCTGTATCTGACAATTATCAGAAGTTTTCAAAAATAGGACAGTGGGATGGCAAAGGAGATTTTAAAATAACTTTTACTGGAGAGATATTAATTTATGGAGTTTCGTTATTTAATGATGCTTTGGCTGATGCTCAAATACAGCTGCAGACACAAATTACACAAAATGCCGAAGAGATTGCGTTAAAAGCCAGCAAAGATTATGTTGATGCCGAAACCGGGCAAATATATATACACTATGATTCTAAATTTTCAGTTACGGCGGAACAGATAAGTGGTGTTTCAACAAAAATTGATAATATAAATCATACGATCCAAACTGCAGGATGGATAACCCGTTATGATGGTAATTATTGGTGGGCTTCCAAAGAAATGGAAAACGGTCAGACCATTATTTCGTATATAAATCAAACTCCCGGAAATACGACTATTGCTTCAAATCGAATTAACCTTTATGGGGCAGTTACATTCAGTTCGTTTAATTCTAGTTTGCAGCAGTCATTTAATAATATAGATAATACAGCTAGTACTGCATATCGGAATGCGAATAGTGCTTTGTCTGCAATAGATAGTTTACCAGGCTGGAGTAAAAAGAATAGTGTTCTTGCTGCGATGGAAGCTGAGACGCTAATTATTGGTGGCTATATAAACTCTCAATATATAAAAGTAAATACAGTTGAAGCAACGGTGGGATACATCGGTGGTTTTCAAATTACAAATAAAAATCTTAAGTGGTCACAGTCAGATTATTTTGGGAATGGATCCCGAACTATTCGATTAGGATGTGCTGAAAATTCTGGTGGTGCTGTAGATATTTCTTTTAATGCCGCGACAAGCGGAGCTTTCGGTATAAAGAGTGTTGGATCTGCTCCTGGAGGGGCTGCAATTTATGCTTCTTCAAAAAGCTATCAAACATATCCTAAAAGTGGGATGACTTATGCTGGGTATTTTGACGGAGACGTGGATGTTCTTGGAGATTCAATCAGTAATGCTTGCGCAAGTCAAGAGTTCCGTGCTATCACAGGGCGTAATAGTAATGGTACTTACACTTACCTACGAGGGATATCCTTTGGATCCAACTATGATTTGGATGATGTTCGTTTTACTGTTCGAAATGGATTAATAGTGGCTCTACATAAGGATAATGGCTCAATAATAATTCAAGGTTAATATTATCAACATAAAAAAGAATAAGATTATGAAAGTAAATTTTGTGAAACCTTTTAAAGATTACAAAGGTAAGGATATCGAAAAAGACGGCAAGAAACAGATGATCAATGATCTGTTGGCTCAATGTCTATTTACTGGAGAAGGCTTAGAGCGAACCGGTAATGCAGAAAAAGATAATAAGAACAAGTTTGATGCCTATAAACTGTGCCAGCGGGTGATCGCAGCTAAAGGGGCAATTGAAATTGGTCCCAACGAGGCTGTGATAATTAAACAGGTAGCATCTAGCTTGAATGCAGCCGGTTATGCTCAAATTGTAGAACTTATAGGTGAGAATTGATATGGAGTATCAAAGTCAAATAATAAGTAGAACGGCAAGTAGTGAGATCGAAGGTGTTCAGGTAGACTATCTCATCACTCAAGAAGTAGGGAAGCCTGTTTCATCCATTCGTGCTACATTCGGATATAAAAAAACTCAGCTAGGGGCGTTTACGTTTGAGAATCCTGGAAGATTGAATGCATCTTTTGATCCCAATGATGCTTTATCAGTATCTACTAAAATAACTTTACTCAAAACTGTATTAAGCGAGATGGATCAAGTTTTTAAAGAACCGATTTTAGCACCGGTATCACAGACTGAATAATATGGCTGCAGGTGATATTAATATAGATGGAATACAAATCAGTCCTGAAGGACTTGCCCGTTTGGTTGCTGCAGTAACGCAGAATATTGAGGCTAAGTCTAATGATCCTGGACAGATAGAAGTGATAGATTCTCTTAATGGTGTTACGTCTATTCCTGTTTTACAACAAATAGGGAGTACTGTAAAGCTGGTAAGAGTTCTGGTTTCTATTCTGAGAGGAGTTGATGGGCGGGAAGTTTTCTTGCAAGTAACGGAAACACATCTTCAGTGGCGTTATACCGATGGAATGTGGGATAACTTGATTGCTTTGGCTGATCTTAAGGGCGACAAAGGTGAAACTCCTGTTCTGAGGACAAATAGTAACGGTATTGAATGGAAATACGAAAGTGAGGAAGAAGATGCTTGGAAAGAGCTTGTTTCCTATGAAACTTTAAAATTGAAATTCACAGATTTGACCTCAGAGCAAATTGATGCGTTTTGGCGTTCTATGCCGGAAGATATTCAATTGTTATTTCAAAAGCCGGCACAGGATGCTGCTGATAAGGTCATTAAAGAAGTCAATGAAGTCAAGGCAAATTTGACGGCTGACGTTGAAGCTCTGGAAGAACGTGCTGAAACTGTTATCCGGGAAACAGGGGAGGCGAAGGAATTTGCTGATCAAGCAACAAAGGATGCTGGTGATGCTGCTCGACTTGCAACTGAAAAAGCCGGCATAGCTGAGACATCCGCAAAAGACGCCGATGAGAAAGCGGGAAAAGCGGATAAAATTGCCAATGAAACGCTGTTAGTCAAACAGCAAACAGAGAAGGTTAAAGAGAATGCAGAAGAAGCTATCAAGTTAACCGTAGGAGCCGCAGCTTTGGCTGAAAAACAGGCTGGTGTTGCTACCGATGCAGCCCGTATTGCCGCAGAACAGGCTGGTGTTGCTGAGAAAGCAGCCGGAAAAGCAGACAAAGCAACCGATGCAGCGGTGAAGGCCGCCGATCGGGCGACAACTCTCTCAAACAACCGTGATAAGATCATCTCTGGATATTGGTGGAAGTATGATGAAGAGTTACAGGATTATGTGAATACGACCATTCGGGCTACCGGGGAAACTGGGCAGGGATTAAATATCGTTTCCCGGTATCTGACAGTAGATGAATTAAAAGCTGTCTATCCTGATGGCGTGGTTGGGTGCTTTGAAATCGGTTCAGAGTCTCCTTATGAGATCTGGTACTATGACGCTCCAGCTGCCGAGTGGCGTAATTCGGGACGTCTTCAGGGGCCTGCCGGTATGACTGCATTCCAAGTTTGGAAGTTGCAGCCAGGAAACGAAAATAAAACTGAGCTTGATTTCTTTCACTCTTTATGTCCGTATATAGGGGAGAATCTCAATTGGTGGTTAGGTAATGAGGATTTAGGGCATCGTGCTCCGGGAAAGGATGCGCATTCTCCTTATATGAATCCTGAGACAAAGAATTGGGTTGTATTTGATGATACAACTCAGAAATATGAAGAAACGAATTGTCTGGCCGAGGGAATTTCAGCAAAAATTGAAATTGTAAAAAGCACTCCAACAGAGTTCATCATTAAACTGATTGATGCAGCTGGAGAGAAAATATCCCCGAACTTAATTGCCCGCCCAATTAATAACAACGGGGTACTGGATATTGACCATGAACCCACTGAAGCTGATACTCATTATGCTATTGAGGGGATAGATTATCCTTATATGCCTGGTCAAGAGGTGCGGTTTAAGGATGCTGAATCTGGGGATGTCATTTTTTTTAAGTGCTATGACAATAGCTCGGCAGGCGCGATTTGGGAAGAGACTGGAAGTGGGTCAGGTTCATTGCCTACTGACGTGATATTGATGGGGCCGTCCGATTTGTCAGCGGATGATTTGGATAGCTTTATTTATTTGAAAGATGGATATTTAGGAAAGGAGGAGTAGAATAATGGGAAGAAACAAAGGAGGCGTTTACGTCTATCAGCAAATGGAGAAATCACTAGCTGAGTGGTTGGCCGAAGCGAAGCCGATCCCGGCCAAGGTTCTTTGTTGGGAGTCTGATACAGGAATTATCCGAATGGGGGATGGTAAGTCTATGTATAAAGATTTACCTCCGCGAATTAGTTCAGGATTATCACCGCGAATTAGCGAGAAAACGGGCTGTTGGGAGGTGTTCAATATAGAAACAAAGAAGTGGGATGATACAGGTTTAAATCCGACTATTGGAATGGGAATTGATGGCGGTAAACCTAGTACGGTTTATACTTCGACACAGGTGATAAAGTTTGGAAAAATAAAAGAATAAATTATGGCAAATCAATTACAGTTAAGGAATGGAACAGTTCATGAGTGGGAGCTTGCTAATCCTATTCTTGCCGAGGGTGAATTAGGCGTGGTCTTGGAACCCTCTGGTGGTTTTGTTGTTGGGGATGGACAACGTACATATAAAGAATTACCTTTTAAGCCCTGGGCGCAGGATGCTTATGATATACTGGTAACATACGGTGGGTACAAAGGGACAAAGGAAGATTTTTGCCGCCAGCTCGATGTTCATCTTAAAACTCCGGAGCAACAAGCCGGTACGTTGACAAACGCCGGTGCAGGCTGGAACTCGTTTACTTTTCCAAAGGAGTTTAGTGAAGATGTTTATGTATTACTTACCCCACAAGCGGCTACGGTGTTTGCCTCAGTGCGAAATATAACTAAGCAAGGTTTCCATTATTGTTTATACGATGCAGATGGTAACACTGTAAGCGGAAATGTTGTAGTAAATTATCTGGCTGTCGCTGTATCTGAATTGAATATGGCACAGGCGATCGCAAAGGCTGCTGGCCTAAACCCTTTCGGTTATGACAACTTGACCAGCTTATTTGCTGATCATGCCGCCGAAGTTGTCAGTAGCGAGGCGGCATTTAATCTTGTAAAGCGGTCAGGGATGGCCGCTGGTCGGTACATTTGCCACTTAACCGGTCTTAATCCGGTAACGTATTTTAATATGGTATCTATTGCGGGTGATGTTCTGGCAATGAATACTGTCGCAATTACGGCAGAGGCACTGACCTTTATCGTAATGGCTCCGGGCGCTTATGATTCTATCAGATTGGGAAGTATGCCGATGTCAAAGTATTTGGCCGGGTTAATATCCTTGGTTCCTGACGACTATTCGACCGTAACGAATTTATTTGATGACAATGCAGCGTTGACCGCGCTTATTGCTGACCGTACAGCAATGCAGGCATTTGTGGGTTCTGAGGTCGCATGTGCGGAACTGGCAGTACATGAGACGGCGTGCAGCGCCGTCGCCGGTAGCGACATCGCTATGCAGGCCGTCGCCGGTAGCGACATCGCCTATAATGCTATATATAATAATAGCGAAGCGTTTGCTACCCTATTGTCAATAGGGGCGGCCGTATCAATCATCGCCAATGATCGCTCCGCGGTCGAGGCGATGATTGATACAGAAGAACGCTGCATTTTAGTAGCGGCCTCCGCTACCGCAATGGATGCCTTAGCGGCCTCCGCTACCGCAATGGATGCCTTAGCGGCCT